AGGAAATTATTACGCCCCTTACGATACGATGCAACGAAGCATATAAAACATATTGTGCCGCTTTCGACTTAAGCAACAGCAAGAAGGGGGCAAAGGATTCCTCTCTTGCCCCATTGCTCCTGGACCTGTTCGGCTCTTACAATTCCATTACGGACGTACAGAAGGTATGCCGTAAACGTCATGGATATATCATGTCGGAAGGTGAACTGAAAACATTCTATAACAAGAACAGGCACCTTATAGAGCAACGTAGAACCAAATACACTATTGAATCCAAGAATTACAAGGTTGCTACCGAAGCTGGCAGACTTGAAATGCTCAATGACATGCTTACCGATTTCAAGATAAAGTACGATAACTTCATTGAGTTGAACAAGGATAAGGATGCCGTGGCAATGTCAAGGGAGATTCGGGCCATCCTTGAACAAGCACGCAAGGAAGTGAAAGGAAATGAACTCAAACTTACCGTTGACGGACGTATCGACATCAATGCCACGCTTCATGGTAAGGAAAATATATCCCGTATCATGCGTGATATCCCTATTAATTCCCTTGTCGTGGGTATGGTGGCCGCAAAACAGGGGATGAACCCTGTGATACTGATGTCACAGCTTTCTTCCTCCTATTACAAGGACTTCAACGGATTTGGAAGCAATATCCTTGATTCAAATGATGTGGTATTGCCTGGGGAACTTATCAAGTCTGCAAATTGGGATGATTTGAGGGAGAAAAACAAGGCGTTCCTGTCTGAAATGAAAAGTAAGCCCGAATACGAATATACCGATTTTGAGGAACAGTCTGCGGCTGAAAGAAACAGGGAGAAACTTCTCGAAAGAATAAAGGCACTAAAAGAACGGCAATCCTCTATTGAGGACTGATTGTGTGTTCACAAATTGATTTTTCCATTCATTCTGAATCCTGTCAGTTGTGAAATTGACAGGATTTTCCTATTTTTGACACAGATAGAATTTAAAAATCAATAAATTATGTATCCAAATAGAGTTGCATTATCTGACGATAAGGGGTATACAAGTATCGTAAGTATAGCCCGTGCAAAGGAGATAGGAACATTGCAGGAGGACTTTTCAATAGGGGGGGGTACATTCCTGATCATACCCCTTACAGCAGGAACAATCAAAGTTCATTTTGTCGGTGAATCCGCTTTGGAGGACACCTACACCATATCGGAAGCAGAAGTGAACGCTTCCATGGGATATCCGATCCCCTATCTCGTTGACAAGGTTTTCAGGACGGAACGACTGCCCAATTCAATATCGGTTATTAAATAGGGGGGGTATAAGATGAGATGGCAGCAAGAAAGAAATCGTTTTATATCATTCCGGGAGCGTATTCTATGATTGGAATCGGAACTATTTTCAGACGAAGGGCAGGAAGCGGTGGACCGCTTCCGCCTGATTATGCGAAATGGGTGAAAGAACACATGGTGTTTTGGTACGATATGTCAAAGCCTGTGGATGTTTATGCGGAAAACTTTAATGATTGGACGAAATTTACAGGCTCAAAATATACCGTGACAAACAAGAGCGTCAATATAACAAATTTTGATGCCGTAAATAATTCGTGTATATATATCGCCAAATCTAAAAAGTTTAACGGCATAACGATTACGGTAGATGGATTATTGGACGGTCAAGAAATAGCGTGGGGATATAACAACAACCCATTGGTAAGAATGCCTAAAAATGGAACTTATACACTAGAACCTATTGATAGCGTAACAGGAAATATAGGTTTTAGAAGTATAAATATTGTCGGTGCTTGTAACATCACCATCACCCAGCTTCCGTCAGGTCAATCCGTTCCCACAAACGAAATACTAAAAGCTAATCCTTATTTGCAGGATTTCAGTGGAAACAACAGACTGCTGAAACTTAACAATTTCCTGTTCGCGGCAATGAGCGGTGTGGGAGGGTATGATATTGCTAGCACCAATATTCTACCCAATAGAGCAAATGTTACTGTTACAGATAACAGAATTATTCATATTACTAAAAAACTATCCACTACGGATAACATGGTAAACATAGTTCCGGCAAACTCTAACCCAACGCATAAGTTTAAGATTACAGGTCTTTCTGATGGCAGACAAGTTAGTTTGGTAAACAGAAATGGCGGATTTTATACTTTTGACAACGGGGAACATGAGGTGACATTAACCTATCCCGAAGGAACCACTTCATTGTATAACGCCATAGGAGTTACAGGGGATATAGGAAATATGGACGTAACAATAGAGTTCCTGCCTAAATATCCCAACTCACTAGTAACTGATGGAGTGGATGATTACGGCGTTGTGGAGAACTTTAAATCACTGCAAAATTATATGATGTTCTTCCAATGTGCTATCACAAGACCTAATACTGTAAACGGTATGTTTTCAACAACTTCGATAGTGAGTGATACTCGAGGATGGATGTTATTGCAAGGAAACGATGCATATTATGTAAGGTTCGGTAACAACGTTTATAAAACCTTTAATGTTACGTCTAGTATAAAGAATAAAATCAGTTATATCCTCTCGGCAAACAATGGATTAATGACTTGCCATGTAGGTGAAGAGAAGGCAACTCAAGCAGGGACTTACAGCCAAACTGGTGCAAATATGTCATTATTCTTATCGGATACCATCAGAAAGACTAGGTTTGGCTCTATGGCGTTTTATAAATCTATTTTGTTCGATTCCGTTCCTACGAAAGAAAATGACGGATTTACCGAACAGGATTTAATTGATTATGTACTTGAAAATTTGATAACAAAATGAGATACATTATAGTAACAATAGAATGGTGTACGGAACATGGAATTGTTCCGCCCATCCACGCAAGAAGAAGTGTTGACGGAAGAATGATCCTGTTACACGAGGATTTTGTCGCACCCGTATTGGGAGATGAAGAGATTTCTTCCTACCTTTACGACAGCAATGAGTTAAGTGAAATTTTAAACAGTGAAGTATGGAACTTGAACTTAGACGAATAGCAAGAAAGGAAACCTATACAATAGGAAAACTCTCCATTGACGGGGAGGACTTTTGCGATACGATAGAGGATAAGGATAGAGGGCTTTCACAAGACATGCCCGAACATAAAATCAAGGAAATAAAGGTGTACGGACAAACTGCAATCCCTACTGGAAGATATAAGGTGGACATGGACACCGTTTCCTTGCGTTTTAAGGAAAGATCATGGGCAAAACCATACGATGGTAAACTGCCACGATTGATTGGCGTACCAGGCTTTGAGGGTGTTCTTATACATCCTTTGAACACTGCACAGGAAAGTTCTGGATGTATTGGCCCTGGAATCAATTCTATTGTAGGAAGGGTTATGAACAGTACAGCTACCTTTCATAGCCTTATGAAGGTTTTGTTATCAGCAAAGGACAGTATTTTTATAACAATCAAATGAGAGATGATAAAGGTAGGTTCATCAAAGGAAGAAGTTCTGATGATGAACCTATTGAAACAAGGCTTAAAAGAATATCTTCTTTAAAAGAATCTTGGAAGAAAAGAAAAGATTATATTGGAGATATAAGAAGTATTCATCCATATATATACAATTCATGGAGAGGTCTAATGTTTACTTCAAAGGGTAAAGCACAAGGGATAAGTGAAGAATGGAAAGATTTCAGAAAATTTTTTAATGATGTAAATAAGGCCTATGAAAAGGGAAAAGTTCTTAGAAGAAAAGATACATCAAAACCGTTTTCTGTAAATAATTTTATGTGGGTAACAAAAGAGGAATACAATCTAAGTTATATTCATAAAAATTCAGTAAGGTTATTTTATGAAGGTGAACTACTTACTCTTAAAGAAATATCCATTAAATATAATGTTGGCTATTCGGCTTTACGAAATAGATATCAAAAAAGAAAAGAAGGTACTTCAATTAAAGAGATTATTTTTGGAAAACAATCAAAAAGAAACGGTAAACCTCCTAAAAATGCCACAATAAATAATATAAGACCGAAGGCGTCAAAAATGATATCAAGTTATAGATGTAAAGACAGAAAATCAAGTCTTGAATTATGTGATATAGATATTGATTGGATGATTGAAAATATAATATCTAAGCCTTGTATTTATTGTGGAGATACAAACAATGTGGGGTGTGATAGGATAGATAACAACAAAGGACATTTAAAAGAAAATGTTGTTCCTTGTTGTGTAGATTGTAATGTTGCAAGAAGCAATCATTTTTCTTTTGAGGAAATGAAAATATTGGGACAAACCATAAAACAAATAAAAGAAGCGAGAAAAGCAAAAGACGATATCTATATCTCCATCAAATAACTTTACCATATCTTATTTTTGTTTTTTAGTTGAAATGGGGTGCTTCGTAATGGAGTGCTCCATTTTATTTAAATTATTTGCTATTTTATTTGGTGAAAATTTAAATAATATCTATATTTGCACCACAAAATTAAAATCAAATTTAAACAATCGTAGAATTACCCTATTATGAGAAGTTATAATATTACAAATGGGAAATTTGACATAGACAGACTTCACAGCATTTTCCTTAACGGTCTTGACGGGGGAAATGATGATGCGGTGTATTTTGGAAGAAGAGCCGGATATTCCACCCTGTTTGCCTTCCAGTTGATAGGCATTGCGGAACTTGACCTGTACAACTTTAAAAAGCAGGATAATCCTATATGGATTGCCACCGACAAACCTATATCATGGGTTGAAAATATAAGAGCGGTCATAAGATATGTATGTGAACGTGAAGGAATTTCGTTTATTGAATCACCGAATAAATCCATGTTCCGTTTCGCAATAAAAAGTACCATATTTGATTTTATGAGATATGACAATCCTAATGACATAGACACTGCAAAAGGACCGAAAATATACCCTATTACCGATAATGACTGTTGTTTCCAATGGTATGATGTAATGGATGGGAATATAGACAAGCGTATTTTTGACAGCGTTACGAAGGCTTATTCGGCAAATGGAATGGGTTTTTATTTCAAAAATCTATAAACTAGAGATATATGTATAAACTGATTAATCCGCAGGGCAATGAAAAGTGTTTCAAGTCTGTGTATGAACTTGATGATTTTATAGGAGGGTTCATACACACAAAAATTTTCAGGTTATGGTCTATAAGAAATTCGTTGCCCGGAAGTTTCAATCATAATGGAAAGGAGGTGGTGAACACGCTAGTAATCAAAAAATTCCTGTCCGAAAAAGGTTATAGAATCGTTCGGACATAAACCAAAACATTTATCTTTGAATCCGTGATATATGATATGGGAATCGGATACCCTGTTATTATTTACAATATTAACCCGTTATACTTTTAATTATATTTTTGGACGGGGATTCATTTGTCCTGTCATATTCACGGATTTATCGTTTAATTTAAAATTTTGATAACATAATGAGAACAACAGGAGCAAACGGACTGGAAATGTTTAATGAGGTTTTGCCTGCATTGATAACATTCGGGGATATGGCTTCCACACCGGAAGAATTTGAGAAGAATTTCGATACCATGATGGACAAATACGAGCATCTTAAGGATGATGTGAAGTTCGTAAAGGTGTACAATGAAGATGATGTGGAAAAGAAATATCCCACATACAAACTGTGGATTCGCCCGGCAGAAATTATATTTAGTGAATAACGGCCATGATATACAAGAATTTTTCCTATAAAAAGGGTAACGCTTTCATAGATCACATGAAGAACAACAGTGTCCTGTACACTCTTGAACTTTGTCGTGACAACAATATCTTCTTTGAGGATGAAACGGAAAAGATAGAGGAAATGCTTGAAATGCCACGTGAGGACATTATTGTCCTGATACCGGGAAAGAACATATCTTCCGTGGCACTAGGAAAGATAAGTGAGGTTTTTACAAGCAAGGAAAGCGTTCTGATACGTCCTATCGGTCTGTTTTATGGAATGAGGGTGGACATTGAGGAAATAACCACGAAATCTTTGTGGATGAAAATGCCCAATTTCCTGTTTGATACGGCACTTTTTATATCGTGGCAGGGTCTTACTAGGGTGATGAGGAAAACGGGCATAAATGACCTTGATGTTTATCTCCCGTGACATTAAGGAAGTGTTTCCGTTCCTATTGAGGAAGTAATGAGGAAACGGTTGAGGAAGTGTTTGAGGAAGTGACAAAAATATTTTTGAGGAAGTTGATGAGGAAGTTGGGGAAAAGATGATGATGTGAATGATGAATGAGGAAGTGAAACAAAATATACTGATAAAGTATTTGAGGAAGTGAAATAAATTATTAACCATAAAAATTTGAGGAAAATGAATTTAGAATGTAAAATCAACTATTACGTGAACAATGTGGATGGTGAATCGGTAAAGACATCAAAGACCGTCCTTGTAATGGACCCTGCAAACTATACGGAAGCTGAAACGCTTGCGATGAAACATACTTCCGTGATAGAGAAAGAAGAAGATGTGTCAAGTGATACAGGTGAGTTCTGGGTGTTCCCGATACGTGAGATGAAAATAAACACATATCTTCCCAAATCCGAAAAGGGTGGGGGAGAAGCTGACGGGGCATGGTACCTGTGCACCTGTGAATATATGGAAGAGGTGAAGGGCAAAATGAAATCGCGGACACACAAGGTCCTGTGCTTCGCTTCCGATTCATCTCTTGCATCCGAAAAGGCGATTGAATCTGCCAAGGAGATTATCGGGGTAGGGAAGGAGTGCACCTGTAAGGCAATCAAGAAAACCGAAGTCAAGGAAATCATTATGGCGGAGGCGTGGTTGAACCAAACGGGAGACCAGGAATAACAGATCTCCCCCTCTCCTATCGAAAATTTGTGCAACACCCTCTCCTGTTCCGAGGGGGTGGTTGCACCAGTCGGGCACCTCATGTGTCCGACTTTTTTACTATCAATCGTCTAGGATCAGGACCTCTATCACAAACGCCCTATATATAATAAGGTGTAATATACATATATACAATATATACCTTATCAAAAACCGAAATTTTTAATAGTTCATAACTCACTCAATTTCAACGTTTTACCTATCATTAAACATTTATTAACAAAAATAATTTCCCGAAATAGTTGTTATTTCGGTTTTTATCCTTACCTTTGCAATGTGATTAAGAGAGAGAAAAACGATTAACGAACAATTAAAAAAATACATGCTATGATTGAAACATTAATATTATTAGGTTGCTTGTATCTATCAATACGGGTAACCGATTACATAGAGAACCAAAACAAACAATAACAATTTAAAAACGTAACATTATGGAAACAAGAAACGACATACCTAATTTACTTGCAATGTATATACGCAATACGCGGGAAATATACGATATTACAACATGGCTGCAAGATTGCATAATTAAGAAGGCAAACAAGGGCATACAGCCATCAATAGAACATCTAGCAAATTGCAGCACAATGAAAACTATAATCAGAGAGGCCGCCAAACTATTGTACAAATATGATGGAATAACACCCACAAAACAGGAAAAACAGGAAACAGCCTATGAACACGCCAAATATATTTTTAACAGTGTGCAATACTCCATCCAGAAACACCAATAGAGGGCAAAATAAAGCCCTCTATTGAAAGATATCAATCAATACCGATATATTACCCATAAAAACAAAAACATTATGATACTAGTAACAGTAAAAAACAGCAAAACAGGTAGCCAATATATTTGTAAATCGGCTTCAAAAACAGTCAAGGATATAGCATATAAGCATATAAGCTACCATTTAATATGCAGACACAAGGATCACCCGTTTTTTAAACAATTCTATCACGGTCCGAACGGAATACAAATAGGATCAAAACGATACAAGGAAATAGAAGCCCTAGAAAAATCTATCTGGAATACACCGATACACGAATTACTAGATATAACCATTGAAGAAACTAACCTAGACGGTCGTACCAGGTACGCAAAACAGTTACCCGTATATAATGTTGGCGTATTGGCGGAACTCACCTATTAATCAATCAAAAAACAATATAATTATAATACGGCTTTTAATTGCCCCCAATAAAAGCCGTAACAATGATTTATAAAACTATCTGAAAACAGGTACAAGGAATAGACAAACATAAACACCTTGTACCTGTTATTTTTGTGCAAAAATCACGTCTATAATACCGTGTGGAGCACATTTTGAATGAATTTACCGAAATAGCACTATTTCGGTTTTTAGCAAAAAATCTTACCAAAAATAAAAATAGGAATAAAAAGACGTTCATACAATACCACCACACCATACAAAAGACGTATGTATATCATTATCACAGGGAAACCACACCTATATACACCCATACATACCACCCTAACACGAAACACAAGGGAATTCACCCGCATAATAGCGAAAACACAATATAATATACTGTATTACATTCAATCAGTAGAATAAATCACCAGGAAAACCGGAAATGATAGAATAACGTTCTAACAACATTTAATAGGGATTATAGTAGTAGTAGTAGTAGATATACGGTTTTGAATGATTTGAAATAGGTTTTTGAATGGTTTTGAAATAGGAATTGATAGGTTTTGATAGGTTTTTGCCTAGCGTGGAAGCCATTGAGAGCAACCAAAACATCTAATTACCCCTTTTATCCTATTCCCACCTTTCCACGATCACCAGGCAATTATTCCACGTTATTGCCGTTCCCGGTATGGTCTGCATATACGCGTGTACACACGCATCACAAAACAATGATTTGTCCTATATTATTACTATCAATGCTTCGATTTGCATATAAGGGCGGATGCAACGATTTTTTGACTCAATCGTCTGAATATCAGTAACTTAATGAAAACACCCCTGTTTTTGACCCTGTTATAATAATTTACTATATGATAATCGGGAAAGGCACACCCTACCACAGGACACCAAAAACCGCATTCCCGATAGGGTGATACACATAGGTACGGGCCGTTTTAATGATGTTACAGGAATAATGTGGCAATGGATGGGTAACAGTAGGGGAAACGGGTGATTCCTTGTGTGTAAGGGCTTAAAATAGGGTATATGCGGGTGTAATGCCTGGAGAAGCAAAACACTATGAAACGAGGAAGTCGGGGTGTCGTGCTTAGCAACAAACACCCTCTCTCCCTATATTCCCCGAAATACCTTTTTGGACCTTAAAATTTTTCGGAAAAACAAAAACCGCATTTTACCCCCATGGGTGATGTCCTCTCTTCCTTTCTGCCGAAACCTTTTGGCTTACCATTCCTATTCCAAAATTTTTCCGGGAAATGAAACGGGCGATATACACCACGGGTGTTGCATATATGGGATGGATGTCCTATATTTGCGGTAGTCATATTTTCTTTCAGTAGTTATTTTGGTACTATTATTTTTGATTTCCGTATCATAGGGTGGGTGCAATGCTCACCCTATTCTTTTTGCCACAATCATTGTTCCCATGATAGCGTGGACGTGTTTTTCATAAAAATAACCGAAATGGCATTATTTCGGTTATACATACAAAAACAATGCAGGATCATATCATCACGACATATCCTGCATCCAAATCTAAACTATAAAAAGAATCATTTATTATGGAGAATTATTACAAGTTGCCTGTTGCTGTTTGGGAAAATGGTAACGTACCGTCCGTGACGGACACCGTTACCTGTTTTTGCATAGGTTTTGGTAAAAACATTAATGGACAAAAACATATCCTGTTGCCCTTCCCTATATCACTTTTCCTAATCATTCACCACTTTCTGTTTTTTTTGCAATTTATTCCCTCCTGTCTATTATACAGGTATTGTTGTAGGGTGCATCGAATACGACATTATCATCCGTCATTTGATTCACCATCTGATCGTAGGGTGTGTTTCTTCCCATCTTCCATATCCGCACCCGTTTGTTATGGTTGGTGAATCCCATGACATATTTTGATTCACTGTTCGATACGAACTCTATCGGCTGTTCGTTGATATTGTCCGTCATGAATATGCGGAACCTGTCGTTTCTTATTATAACCGTTATCATTGTGTGTTTATTTTCAGTTGGGTTTCTGGTTGTCGTTGTTGAATATCATGGGCATTTCGATATTGTTCTCCGTGGATTCTTCCTTCTCCCTGTCATTGGGTAGCACGCCCATTTCCTGTCTTGCCATCTCCACGCACCTGTCGGATATCATGTCTATGACGGTATCGGTAAGGATGTGTAGGAGTTCGTTGAGTTTTGTGGGCCGCTTGCCGTTGCCAAGCCCTATCTGGTCCATCACTTCTGTCATTGCAAGTGCCATGGCACCCGTTATCTCATGTCTTGACACTTCTCCATCCTCCGACACATACAGGTTTTCATCCCCTATATAGACGAGTGATTCCTTGGTCAATACCAGCATGATGGATGCAGTGAATGCGTCTGCCATCGCGAACATCCTTTCTTTTCCTGTTTTCAGCTTTTTCATATCTTCTGTATTTTGGTTGCTTCTATTCTTATGATGTTATCTTCGAGTGCCATGTTTTCCGTTACGGTTACTGCCGAACCTGTCATGGACATGATTATCCTGATATCCACCTTCCTTACGGGTTCCTCTTGTCCCTGGTTGAACATGGATATCCTTCTTGAATAGGCTTCGTTCAGCCTGTCATGGGTGTTGCGGTTCATGAGGACGCGGAACTTGAACTTCCTTCCATTTTCCCTTCCTATGCGTGCGACAAACTCGTTGACGTAATTGTCTATCCCGAACGGATCATCGTCCGTTATCCTGTAATAGGAGAACCACACCGTGTCCTGTACTATACGGGTGTTCACCTCCGTACATATCTTTCCGAACTCATTCATCTTGCAGGTTCCTCCCTATCTTTACGAACTGCCATGTGGCGTGTATGAATACGGCAAGGGCGATCATGAGTGTCCATGACGATCCTATTCCTCCCATTATGACGATGTTCACGAGTGAAAGGGAGAAGTACAATGCCCTTAGCATGTCCTTTACAGTCAATTTTTCCATCTCGAAAAATTCAAGCAGTTTCCTTGTTGTTTCCTTTATTGTTCTCATATAATCATTCGGTTTTTAAGGTTTTAAACGGGTGCCACCCATACGGTCCACACCCGTACACAATCCGTTTCCGTAAATATTGCGGTTCCTGATAATTATCACTTTTTATGTTTTTATGTTTATAAAATGATTCATTCGGAATCGGACCGCGCGTTCTCATTTCTCTATTCCTTTCCCATAGGCACCAAATAGTTTTAATAGTTTGTCCTTACTGTTATCGCTTGTAAGGGTTGCAGTTCCGCGTTTTTTCGCTTTCTGCTCCCATACTTTCACATATCCCGGTCTTATCCTTCTTCTGTTTCCCATATCGGTCATTCATTTTCGTAAAAACCGTTCCTTATGTCGTCCACCGCTTTGAGGAATCCGTCTATCTCTTCCCGTGAGGGGATGGATATTTCCTCCAGATCACACAGGTAATACACTCCCGATACGTCCCTGACGGTCACCGTACCTGTCTTGTCACCCGTATCCCACTCCATGTACCGTGTGCTTCTAAGACCCTCTATCGTTCCGAAGCCCTGGTCAAACCTTACCGTCTGACCGATTCTCAATTCACGTATGTCAATCATGCCTTCTCAACTTTATGGGCGACACCTTCCAGATATACGGGCTTCCCGTCTATCTTGGCCGTAGCCGTAAAGAAATAGGAGTTGTTGCCCGTACTTGTGATGGATACCTTGTCACAATTCCCCTTCTCCACCATCCCCGCCATGTCGGGGTAATCTTCCGGGAACACTATCCATAACGGTTCCCCTATCCATTCACATATCCGTCTTTTCGTTTCTTCCGTTGTGGAAGCACCGTTCGATATCTGGCTCATCCTTGTTTCGGAAAGCTGCAACGCTTCCGCCATATCCTTCGCCTTCAATCCCCGGCATCTCAATAGCTGTTTTATCTTGTTCATTTTAAAATATTGTTTAAAGTTTTGGTGGCAAAGTTACAATTATCATTTGAATAGTCAAAATTCTCTTTTATGTTTTTATCAACATCAGGAATTTCTTCCGGCATGAACAGGATAGACATCAGTATGAACGATACCGCCAATATGAACAATGTGGCCAGAAAACGTTTCATTGCTTGTCCTCCTTTAACAGGGATAATATCTGTGATGCGTAATCGGCAATGGAATTGACGTCCTTTGTTCTTCCTATCTTGCGTTTCGCCCTTAGGACGCTCATCACGTCCGCATAACGTGTTCCGTCAATGGATAGCATGTATCCTTTATAACTGAACCTGTTTACTGCCCACACGTCAAATATGACACCGTGGAAACTGAATCTGTAATGGTGCTCCGTTGTAGGATACCTGCTCGCATCATTGTTGCCGTAATAGGTTTCATTGAGCACGGACAGCGTTTCAATTATGTTCTCGTCACCCTCTCCGATTTCAATCTCCATGTCAATGTCACCGGGAGTGCACTCGAATCCGTGATGATAGAGGGCAAGACTTCCTCCTACTATGAAATCGGATGATATCTTCTGCTTGAATTTCTCCAACGCTTCATCCATTTGCGCTATTGTTATTCTTGTTTCCATTATTATTTAAATTTTATTTCAACTTTCATGTTGCAAATTTAATTGGTTACTTTAATTATCCAAAAATAATTTCATGTTTTAACATTAAATTAACATACAGATAACATTTTATTTAAATAATGTGGGAGTAAAATTTAAATTGTCTACCTTTGCGATGATATAAATTCAGTATTCACCAAAAATTTAAGCACATGAATAAGCAGATAACGGAAAGAAACAAAGTGACCGCAAATTTCAATCGGAATGGGGAACTTGACGAAATTACCGTAACGGATGAAAAAGGCACTCTTACCATTAAGGAAAAGAAAAACAGGCATGAATTAGAGAACAACGGCATTGACAAGTCCGTTGACGTGGGATATGGTATGAACGTGGATATAATGAAGTAGGATTATGGGAAGGATGGCTGACAAATTCCGTCTTGTGTACGGACAGAAGCTGGAAACCTCCTATTCCAACTTCAAGAATTTCACGATAGAATGTTTCCGGGTGTTCCCGTCAACCGATATAAACATATTCAACCTTGATATACCACACAAGGATTTCAAGAAGAAGCCGGGAACATATTGCAGGCTTATGGGAGGAAGCAGGTACATCATGGACGATTCCCTGTTCCGTGAACACGGATATGAGCCGTTTTTGAAGGCTGCAAGGGGAAACATACTTATTGTGGGGCTAGGGTTAGGGATGGCACTTGAAAGTGTCCTAAAGGAGCCGGAAGTGGCTTCCGTGACCGTCCTGGAGGAAGAACGTAACCTTATCAAACTCATGGAACCCTATTTTGAGGATTCTGCCGTACCCTTAAGGATGATTAAGGGAAGCCTGTTCGGTGACTTTACGAAACTCATGCCGCAACAGGGGAGGTTCTTCGATACGGTATTGATAGACATATTCCCCAATATAGAGAACACCAATGAAAGACGCGCCATGATAGAAGTCGCAAGAAGCAGGCTGTTACCCCTGATAAAGCCTGTAAGGTTCAACAAGACGGAAAGGGCGATATTCGTATGGGGAGAACCTTACATGAAATACTTTCCAAGGGGGAAGGGGCCGGATTACAGGATGTAGGAGAAAAAGAAATGGTAAGGGGGAAATTACCGAAAGCCCCTTACCATTCTCGATCAATCCAGATCCTCTAATAACTAATAAGTTTAACTAACTGAAAAATGGCTGACGTTCTGTTTCACAACACACCGAGTATCAAATGCCTTCAACTTCTTCAAAAAGAAGAGTGTTTAAAATGCTTATGTTACAAAACCCAAATTTTTAAGTGCAGGAGCAAATATAGGGATTAAATTTCAATCTCTGAAACTTCTCCCTATAAATTTTATCCATCCGAAAGGTTTTCTTTTCAAATGCGGAGCGATGTTGTTCCTGTCGGGTTCCCATGAACCGTCCGTAAACTCAAAATAACGTGCTTCACGCTCGAATGACAGCATACGGTATGCAGTATGCAGTATCTCCCTTGATCCTTTCTTACAGAGCAAATAAACAAGGTTTCCTATATAGTTCAACCCGTATAGAATATAGGATAACACTACGGATATTACGCAACCGTATATCATGGTATCGAATCCCAGTCCGAGAATAAACATTATGAATGAAATCAGGAAGCCTGTGTACATACATTCCTGCCATTGCAGGGAATGACAATGCTCGTGTGCGAAGAACGATTGCTTGTAATGCTGTGCACTCTTTTTGCACAGCAACCAGAAGAACAGGAGTATCGCAGAGTGGAACGGAATAATGACCTTTGCGATTTTTGAATTGAATATGACTTTCATAATAGGATGTATTTTAATGAAATCTATCTGGTACAAATATAGGAAAATAATCGTGAAAATGTGCCCTACAATACCCCAGAACGTAGAATTGTAAAAGTTAGCATAATATAGGAGTAAATCCTATAAGCTGTAATTGTTCTATTTCATATAAATATTCAATAGGAACAATTATCCACTTTTAAAAAAGTGGAGTAAAACAAGAAGGGGATGGCACAACACTCATTTTCATTCGTTTTGAATGTGCCATCCCGTGCGACTTTGTTGTTTTGATGATAGTAGGAATGAATGATTGATTAGTTCCTATTGAAAGAATGAATATTGTAAACCGATATTTCGTGCATACGATAACTTGTTGTGTTATATTCCTATTTAAGTGGTGTTTTGCTAAAAAATGTTTTAATTTTTGGCGTTATGGTAGGAATACGAAATAAACTTATTATCTTTGCAATAGATAAAACAAGTGATTGTTTTTATTGAATTTCTGTATTGTCTGTACGATATTAGAAATTGTTTACCATATTGATAAAAATTTTTTCTACCAAAAGAGAGAAGGAGTTCTCTCTTTTTTTTTGTTGTATATGGTTTTATTTGTATTTTTGTGATATAAAAAAATAAATAAAAAATATGGCAAACAATTTGATAACATACATAAAAACAGAAGTTCACTACTTGCTAGTAAAGCAAGCGGAGAAAAACAAAGATCGAGTTTTATACATTTCGGGAGAACAACATATAGTTGATTACCTAAAGGAAAACCTTCATGTTTCCGACAAGACCGCAACCGAAGCGGTCAAGCAACTTCTCACAGACAATTACATCTACTTTGACAAGAACAACAAGGAAATTCTTCATGTCCTAAATTTCATGGAAGAGGATTTGATATATAGTCCACGTCCGCAATACATTCTTGACACCAATCTTCTTTCAGACAAAAGCCTTCATGTAACTCTAAAAGACTGGAATATATGGAGTTACTGCATGAATTTTGCAAAGCATAACAAGGCAGTGTTCATGTCCTATTCAAAAATAGCCAAATCAATAGGTGCTGCCAATATAACCAGTAATTCCGTAAAATATTCGCTTGACAAACTTTCCAGGATAATGGGTTATAAGATTGTTACAGAGCCTTCCAAGAAATGCGGAAAGGTTATGGATTATTGGTTTGACAAGAATGGGGATGTGAAAATGCACGGTTTTCTTTTGGAAAAGCGTATTCCTACCAAAGATGAGTTGAGAGAAAGAATAGATGAACTCCTGACACAGGACGGATTCAAGACAATTGCTGAATGTAAAAAAATTGATTTGAATAATCCTCTGTACAAAAACAGACAAAACAAACTTAAAAAGAGAAAGGTCCGTAGATTAAAATTCCTCTCCTATTCGGGATATGCCAAAGTAAAGCAGATGCAGGCAAAGGAAAAGAAAAACCGTAAGAAAATAAATTGGAGAACGACTTTGCGTCAATATGTACGTTTGGCATTTGAAAACGTTGAGGAACTGAAAAGACGGATGAATTTTCTTGGTGAACGTATTCCTGAAATGCTTCTTGCAAAGAAGAAAAGGTCAAAGTTTAAATTCAGAAAAACCGTTTTTGACGTGCAGGAAGATGCAAGAGAAGCCGGATGGAAGGATTACATGAAAGAAAACAGGATAAGATGGGGTGACGTGAAATGGGTTTTCGGTGCACCACCGCTTGAACGGGAATTGTATGGCTTTGAATATGATTCGGGCCTGTCTGTAAATGAGGATGGAAACATTATCTAGCTATGAGGACACGAAAATCAGTTAATGGCGCGTATGACATATTCGGGAATCCGACACTGATGGACCGACACCATGATATTCACTCCTACCTTATCCCCGATGAGGAAAGAAAGTGGTGGCGATGGTTTCATGTCAGAAACAGGGGTTATTCCATTTTCGTCCATTTATGGAAAAACAGCAAGGACGGCATTTGCAAGACTGTTTCCTATACGGAACTGCAACGGGAATTTTCTCTTGTAAGAAGCAGGGTTGCCATAGAAGTGAAAAAACTGGAACGTCTTGGGGTGATAGAGAAGCTGAAAACGGGTATAGCATACAACAGGTCCGTGTACAAGGTCCTGTCACCAAAGGAAGCACGGGAATTAGTTAGACAAGCGTATGTGCAATCACATGGATAAGAGGTGATTTTTATCTATCTTTGAACAAGATAGATAATTAAATATAAAATACATGCAGGATTTTGTAAAAAAACGGTTTAGGAAATATGTCTTTTCCTTCTATTACCCGGTTATCATGGGATTGCCGCTTAGCTTTATAGCGGATTTTTTTGAGGAATTTCTCTTTAATGATTGGGCCTATCTAAAGTTTCTTGTATCTCTGATTGTAATAGACACTATTCTTTCGTGGGTATATCATTTCATAAAAAGAGATCTGTCCTCTAAAGGGTTCTCCATGATAGGATTGAAACTATTGGTTTATTTTTCATTGCTTATCATGGCGAACATCGCATCATCATTTACTGTTCGTGGTTCGGTGGTTGAAGGGTTCGGATGGTTCTATACATTGGTATGCACATCCCTTATCATTCGAGAAGCGATGTCAATAGCGGAAAATGCGGCAAAGATAAATCCTAATCTTGTTCCGAAATGGATTCGGAAGTATTTGAGTGACTTCGATGAGAATGGATTTGCCAAAAGGCCATGTGAAAACAAAAAACAATCTGAAAATCAATAATTTATGGAAACTAGCATTACAAGACAGGAGTTTAATGAACTCCTTAAATCCTCTGAAATAGAGGTTTTTGAAGCCGATAAGGTTCTTGGATGGCTGTCCGAAGTATTGAAATCGGCAGGCAACCTTACCCTATCTGAAATATCGGCAGCGAAAGTGGAGTACGATTCCCTTTCTCAATTGACGGTTGTAAATGATGATCTTACGAAATCGTTCTATTACACCCGTCCTACACAGGTTGAGGAACGTACATTTGTTGAAACTACCGTGGATGGAGTAAATAAATCCATGACAGTGAAGATGTACAAGGACACTCCTTTAAACCGTTTCCGTGGCATAGTGGGAATTGCCGTGAACGACAAACAGTCATTGGAAAAATCGGTTGCCGAAGCCGTAGGTGTCAAAAAGAGATATGCGGACGGACGTGTGTATCAAAAAACGGAAAGCGGGTGGAAGCCTGTTGCGGAGAACAAGAAGCGTCCTGAAAAGACCAAACTGAACACGGCTGGGCGTGATCAGAAGAAAACGTTGAAGGAACGTATCATATCTGCCGTAAAGCGCATGAGTGACGGACAGATAAAGGTGTTCCTGAAAAACAAGGATATTTCCGGATTAAGACGTTCTGAACTTGAAAAGGAAGCCCGGAAACGTGGGATAATGAATTGACAACCAAAAATTAAAACCTATATATGAAATCGCTGATATTTACAGACAACAACGGAATACGTGTCACCATTCCTACTGACGGATGGGGCACGCAATCCGTTTTCAACATTACAGAAAGCCCTAGTGGGGATGGTGCGGACATTCTTGTGAATGAAAAAGGGTTGTGGCCCAAAAAGGGTAGCTGTGTGAGCATGGAAGAGATGGAACTTCTTGCCAAGCTGATGGAGATGGAACTTCTTGAATCCTATTCGGAAGAGGATGAAAGAAATGTTTGTGCTGATGGAAAGGAAGAAAAGACAATAGTTTCACATGGAACTTCTGTCCTTGATGTAAGCATAGAGCCGAAAAAACTGTATTTGAAAGTCAAGGGAGAAATTCATCCCTTATTTATTACATGCAACCTTCTGTTTACTCCCGATGGCGGAAAATCGGAACTTATAAAGATACCGTATGCCACTTCATACAGTTGGTCAGGGAACTCTGTGAATGTGCATGAACAGTTTTTTAAGGTGAAGGATAGCGACAGGACGGTCATGTGTCTTATGGACAATGACCCGATAGGCAGACAGGCATTCTTCGGTATAAATGCAGTTCTGCCGGAACCCTATAACAAGTCTGCTACAATGACTGTTGTAATGCTTCCTGTGAATCCGTCACCTCTGTTTTGATTTGTCGCATGAAAAGCGTATTTTTGAAACAAAGATAGATTATTAAAACTTTGATATTATGAGATTATATAGATTTATTGACACAGATAAGAAGATTGACGTTACTGTTGTTACCGATGGTAGTTGTGATCAGGAACGCATTTTCATTACCGAGATACGTGGTATTGTAAGCCGTGGAAATGTTGATGCCACTGCGGATGAAATTGAAGGAAGCGACAATATGCAGGCATTGGGATTCAACTGGGTTGTCGGTCAACCTGTAATGCACCAGGAACTTGTTGCATTTGCGGAAAACAACGCTCTTATCCTTGAACTGAATCCGCAAGGACAGAATGAAATCGTATCTGCAAATGTGGAATGGAATGGGGATGATGAATGTGTTATCACCGTAAGAACACAGCTTCCTATCAAAAAAGAAGTTGAAATTTATTTCCCTAATACCGTAACACTGAATGAATCTGCCGGAAGATGGGGTGTTATCCGTGGTGATCGCAAAGGTCTTGTGACAAATATCCTTAGTCGTGTTCCTGTTGTTCTGACAATGGAAGATATGGGTCTTGTAGACAAAGAGGATTTGAATGTGGTTATTATGGCAGAGGGTGGCATTCAGAAGTTTGAGTTCACCGCTAAAGCAGATTAATTATGTTACGGCTGTTGTTTATAAATAGAGATGAAAGTCACCGTTTAACGGTCATTACTGATGGCATAGACAGCCAAATGAATGTTTTTGTGACTGAAAATGTCATAGGTGACAGGGAATATTATGAGGGTATGGGTGTTGTGATACGTGCCGGACTGACCTATAATATCGGAGTATTCAAACAATGGGCCACAAACCATGCACTGCAACTTATAGCTTATCCAGAAGAGTTGGGAGGAAAGGAACAGATTCTTGTTGATATAGTTGAAGAGATGCGTTATTTTCTTATTCCGCAAGATAAGACAATGGCGTTTCCCAAGGAAGGTGACAGCATAGAGGCTGTTGTTACTTCCTATAAGCAACTTTATGTAAACGGAAAGCCGACAGGTGTACAAACACCGTTGGAAGTTGACTTTGAAACACAACTTCCTTATGCAGTAAGTGAAGGTGGAACGGTGACAATTCCTGAAAATCCTACCAATTCCATAAGAAACGGGGTTTTGGCCGTAACACAGCATGAGAGCAATAAGAAGATTACTATTGACCTTACGCAAGCTGCATCCACTGTAACCTATACTTACAATTTGGTGGTAGATCCAAAGACACTTTTATTTGTGAATACGGGAGAAACAAAGAAAGTGACCGTTACTTCAACCAAACAGACTGTGGTAAATGGAAAACCGTCAGGGGCTCCTACAAAGATAGGTACGGATATAGAACTTGCCGGAGCAGGATTCTCCCATGAAGCCATTTCCGATGGATTCAACATTAAGGTGACTGAAAATCCAGGTAATACGCAGAGAAAGGGAACTGCAACCATTACTATGGATGAAGGTGGTAAGAGTGTGACAGTGGACCTTACACAGGCAGCATCCGTCATTACATACGAATATTCTTTGCTTCCTACGCCCACAAGTATTGCTTTCGTTGCAAAGGGTGAATCCAAGTCATTTAATGTGGTTTCCGAAAAGCAGAAGAAGGTAAATGGTAAAAATTCAGGTTCTCCTGTTAATGTAGGTTACACGACTACTGTTTCAGGAGCAGGATTTACGAAAGGTAGTAACGATACAACAGTTGTTGCGGCTGAAAATACAACCGAATCACAGCGTACAGGAAAAGTTACCATTACTGCAAGTGAAGGTGGAAAGACTGCCGAAATAACTTTAACCCAGTCCGCAGCCACTGTAACTTATGAATATGAACTTACAGTTGACCCCACTTCACTTCAATTTGCCGCAGCCGGAGAAACCAAGGTGTTTGGCGTTACTTCAAATAAGCAGAAGAAAGTGAACGGAAAGGATTCAGGTGCACCTATTGTTGTAACTTATACGACAGTTGTTTCCGGCACGGGATTTACTAAAGGCTCTACGGATTATTCGGTAGTTGCAGCCGCAAATACAGGCGCAGTCCGTACAGGTTCGGCGGTGGTAACGGCAACAGAGGGCGGAAAAGAAGCTACTGTGGCACTTAATCAACTTGCTGGAGCTTCGGCATAATATTTTTGCAGAAATGAGTAGAAAACGGAAAAATACATATAAAAATGGGAAGCCTGACTTGTTGAAGTCTTTGGCTTCCCTTGATTTCAATGAACTGGACAGATTAAGCAAGACTGTTCCCATGCTTTTGCAATCAAAATTACAATCTTCTATGATGTCTAGGGATGTGGAAGATGTGATGAAAGCAAATCTGTATCTTGGTTCAAAGACTTCGGATAATGGAAAACTTCAATCCGTTTTCTTTGATCCGCAGGTATGGAACGATAGTGGACGTGATTATCTTGCTCAAAGAGGTATTCTTCCATTCAGTACGTTACGTAGAATGGGTGGAATTTATCTTGTAAGGGCCATCGTAAACACACGTATAGAGCAGATACAGAACTTCCTGCACTTCTCCGATGACGAGCAGAAGGAAGGTTATACCATCAGAAAGAAAAGAGGTTTGTTTGATCCGGGAGATTTGTCTTTATCATCGAAAGACAAGAAGAAGGTAGAAAAAATCGTGGAGTTCCTGGAACGAGGTGGCAACACCGACAAATGGGATAACTATGATACCCTTCCCGACTTCATAAGAAAGATTTCGTTTGATTCGCTGACACTTGACCAGCTTGCGTTTGAAACCACAAGAAACAGGATGTGGGAACTTGACAGATTCAAGGCGGTGGACGCGTCACTTGTACGTTTCCTTGGTGCGGTTGACCCACGGAACAGGCAGGAGTTCGAGAAATATCGGTTTAAGGGATATTTGCCCCGCTACTGTATGGTGTGGGATAATCAGATTCTCAAAAATCCCGTCACAGGCGAATCAATCGTCTATTACCCGTGGGAACTCGGTTTCGGGGTGCGTAACAAGTCAACCGATGTCTACCGTAACGGATACGGGGTTTCGGAACTTGAAACACTCAATGAGATTGTGACATGGTTCTTATGGTCCTTACAATCCAATGGTAATTCATTCAAGAATGGCGTATTCCCCAAAGGTCTGTTGAATATCAAGGGTGAAAATGTTTCCCAAACCACTTTGAACGAGTTTAGGCAAATGTGGTATCAAATGATGGCAGGACCTCAAAACGCAGGAAGAATCCCTGTTTTGGCACAATCACAGGTTGAATGGATTGATCTTCAAAAGTGTTTGCATCCAGATAGTGAAGTTATTACCGAAGATGGTAAGAAAACATTAGATTCCATACTTGGGGAAAAAGAAAGTGTTGTAAGTAAAATTTGGGATGGAGAAGGTTTTGAAGAATGTAAAATATATAGGACACAAGAAAAGAGAATTTGTTCTTTGACTTTATCCAATAGAATGACATTGAAAACTTCTTCTGAACATAAATTTTTAGTTCTTAGAGATTCCAAGCCGACGTGGGTTGAAAGAAAGAATATTGTTTTGGGGGATTATGTTTTGGTAAACAAAAATGTAATTGAAAAGAAACGTACTCTTACTTTTAAGGGGAAAGAAGTGGAATGGGATTTATTTGAACTTCTTGGATGGATGATTGGTGATGGATGGATTTCAGTTAATGAAAAAGGGAAAAGAACCATTACATTATTTTATCACCCAATTAAAGAAGATCAGATAATAGAAGAGCATTTGGCAATATGTAAAAAATACGGTATCAATGCCTACTTAAAGGTTCGTCATTATTCTAAAGAATATATTGAATTAGAAAAAGAAAAAGCTGGCTTTAAAAGCATGATAGGTTATGAAAAACGTGTTCATATTTGCGATTACACATTCCATCAATGGTTGTTTAATGAATTGGGTATAACACCTTCTTGTGAAGGTAAAACAGTTCCTTCTATTCTCTTTTCTGCAAATTCAGAATGGAGAAGGGCCTTTTTGAGAGGGTGGTTTTCTGCTGACGGCTGTTGTTCTATGTCCCCCAATTATAAGTCAAGATATATAAGTTTGACTTGTTCTTATAACTTTTTAATGTCAGATGCAAAATTATTGCTTTTATCAGAAGGAATAAAGTGCACCGGATACAAAGCAAAAAGAAAAGTTGGTAAATTAGGCAATGTAACCCAAGACAATGTGCTTATTATAAAAGATAAGGAATTGTTTATGGAAAGAATTGGTTTTTTGCATGATTATAAAATTGATAATTATTATGCTCAACCAAAAGAAAGAAGTTATTATACAATGAAGGAATCTCCCAAGGATTTAGTTAAAAGTTTAGCTACATCTATTAGGTTGTATAATCGTTCTCTTCCAAAAGAACAACAGCTTTCCAAGAAACACATTCATGATGTGCAAAATATAGGAAAAGGTTATCAGATAGCTTCATTAGAAAAAGTAAAATATTATGCAAATATGGTAGGATATAAATTACCAGAATTTGTAAATAATTATTCTTTTTGTGAGGTTGTTGAATTAGAAGAATCTGACGAAACTGTACGTATGGTTGATGTTGAAATGTTTAATGATAAACATCAATTTGTTGCAAATGGAATGGTTGTTCATAATTGCAACAAGGATATGGAGTACAATTTATGGAACCAATTCCTTATTGTGCTGATATGTTCTGTCTATCGTATAGACCCCTCAGAACTAGGATTCCAGTTCAAGGAATCCGCACAGATGTTCGGACAGGACGGCCAACGACAGAGATTAAAGCATTCACGTGAGAAAGGCCTTAAACCCATGTTATCCTTCCTACAAGAAATCATAACAAGATATCTTGTATCGGAACTTGATGAATCATTCGAGTTTGCTTTTACAGGCGTTGATCTTGAAGATGAAGCATTGAAAGTGGAAATCGACAAGAAGAAACTTGAAGCAGGAATGATCTCATTGGAGGATGCTTTTGAAGCATATTCAGGCAGACCGTTCAATCCTGAAAAGGACACAATCCTCAATTCCGTATGGATGAATTATAAAATCAACAAGGATAACGCTGCCGCCATGGGAGGTCAGATGAACGGAGGTGAAGTGGAAGGTGTGGAGAATGAGGAAGAGCAACCATCATCCAATGTGGCAGCAGAGGAAGAAGATCCATTTGCAAAATACAAATCCATGTATGGTGACAATCCCATCATGGACAGGGCCACGGAAGTTATTAACAAGATGTTTGGAGGTGAATGATAATGCAAAAAGGACTTCAATTCATTAAAAAGATTGCTCCTGATGGGAAGATATTCTATAAATCCCGGACAAAGGAGCAACCTCCTTTCCCAAAGGTTCAGGATGTATATGAGAGTGAGGCCAACGACATCTATAAGGATGAAATTTCTAACATGATAAAGCAGATAACGGAAGAACTGATAGATTATGGCAGAAAACAGGATAGATAAGGATTTGAGGTTTTATCCACCTTTTTATGAACAGGACGGAGTAATCAAGAGGATATTCAGAATAATAGACTATCGTCTTGTTCGTCTTATCGTAAAAGTGTTGGGGAAACAGTTTATTTCGGAATCAGACAAGAAACTCCTTAAAGAGTTCAACTTTGATTTTGAAAAGGAGATGAAGCGAATCCCACCATATCAGCAGGCCATGATTTTCGGTAGACTTGCCGGAGTTCTTGAACCAAGACAGACTGCATCATTAGGATATGCTGACTTTTATAAATTCGTATCATCCGAACAGGTTTCCCAATTGACGCTTACAGATCAAATGCGGCTTGGTGTGGCGGCTACAAAAACATATACCTATCTCAAAGGTCTTGGAGATAAGATGAAAAAGGATGTGGCAGAAGCTATTCTTGGAGAGGTTGCATCCCAATATGACAATGCACAGGCAGAAGCTGAACGCAGGGTGATTCAGGAAGCTGTTATGAATGGTGCTGTATTCAATAAAAAACAGACTATAAAACAGATTGTAAGTGACATAGGTCATAGAACGCAGATATGGGAAAAGGACTGGCTTCGTATCATGGAAACAGAGATGCAGAATATCTTTGAGGAAGGAACTGCACTTAGTATTCTTGACTTGCATGGTGAGGATGCCCTTGTATATAAGACAGTGTTCAATGGTGCGTGCTCATATTGCATACGTTTCTTTACTACAAATGGACTTGGTTCAAGGCCCAAAATTTTCAAACTGAAAGAATTGCTTGCCAATGGGACCAACGTAGGGAGAAGGCAGAGAGAATGGCTTCCTACTGTCCAGGCTACGCACCCTTTCTGTTATGATGATAAAACAGAGGTTCTTACTGACAAAGGGTTTATGTTTTTTAAAGACTTAAAGGGTGATGAATTATTTTTGTCAGTTAATCCTAGTTCTGGTGAAGGTGAATATGTGCAAGCAATTAAGTATATAAACCAACAATATAAAGGTATTATGATAGAAAGAGTTAGTAGAGATTATAACCTTTGTACAACCCCTAATCATGTACATGTTGGTACAAATAAGTATAATAAAGGAAGGGGTAGAAATATATTGTTAGTAAAGGAAAGCGATCTTCCTAAAGATTTTACCTTTTTAGTTACTATACCTAAATGGAAAGGAACTGATTTAGAGTATATTGAGTTTGATGGAATAAAGTATGATTTTAAGTTGTTTTGTGAATTTTTGGGCTATTGGCTTTCAGATGGAACATTGGTTGAAGATAGAAAATTAATCCAATTGATTCAATTAAAGCAAGAGGTTAAGGAAAAGATGTGGTTATGTTCTTCTTCTTTGTTTGGGAAAAAGGCTAGAAATGATAAAGATAGAATCACCATTTCTGCTTGCAGTAAACCTGAATTACTTTTGTTTTTCTATAATTTAGGAAAGCAAGATGTAAGATATGTTCCTGATTTTATAAAGCAAACAACTTCGGAAAACATTTCTTTATTTTTAGAAGCATTTAGACTTGGAGATGGTACTATTCATAAAGGAAAAGTGTGGAAAGGGTATCAATTTAAGCCACAAGTTCATTATATAACAACTAGTAAAAGATTGGCTGATGATTTGGGTGAATTGATTTTAAAAACCGGAGAAAGACCTTCTTTTAAAAATACAGGTAAACGGTATTATAATGATGTAAAAAGGGGAAAGGTATATATATCTAAGAATGATATTTTATGGATAAATGTATTAAAAAATAAGTACAATCTTAAAAGAAGAATACAGGAAAATGTCATAGAATATGAGGGATATATATATGATGTTGAATTGGAAAGAAATCATACGTTAATTATTCGTAGAAACAATAAGGTATGTGTATCAGGTAATTGCCGTTGCTCGCTCCAATACTACAACCCGATGTTTGATGAATGGGATGAAAAATTAAGGATGTTCGTCACTTCTCCTATGAAAGAAGAGGAAAGAAAGGTAAGACGAAAATCCAAAATTCATATCAAGGTTGGAACTAAGGAATTTGATGTTTAACAATTAAAACCTATAATCATGTTTTTGGATTCAGGACAAAGAATAAAGTGTGTCTACGAGAATGTTCTTGGGATTAAAAGCCCAAAAGTTCTTAATGAGTTACAGGAAAACAAACGAATTATGACAGGTGACAAGACATTTAGAACAGTGCAAGGTTCTCCTGTTACTTTGCTGTTTGACCGAAATTCCATGAAGTTTTGCGATGGAACCATCGTAAGCGTTACCCCTATCGAATATGAGGGGGATTTGCTTCGATTGGAATTTAAGAACTATGTCGGAAAGAAAACGTGTTTCCCCTTGATGCACCCTGATACTCTTATCATGTGCAAGGAAATACCCGACAATCCTAATGATGTGGTATGGATGCCGTTCATAACAAAGAAAGTGAGTGAAGTTCTTGAAGGGAATTATTGCTTGCCTGATATCGGGCCGGAAAATTCCATGTCATACGGTTCAAATATCATTTATTACAGACGGCACAATATGAATGTTACCCGTATTCCCGTAACATCTACTATATATGAAGTGGAATGTGAGCCGGGATTCTCCTATGTCATGGAAGATACTTTCTTGCGTGCATTGGATATGGAGAGTGCACGGATGTTGACAGGAAACAAGTCAGAATATAAAGGGGAGGAATGATTATGGGATTCAATTCGGGTTTTACAGCGATAAGGACAATAGAGGGTGACAAATACATCAAAGATATTGTTGTTGGTATGTCTGTCATGTCCTATAAGGAAAGCTATCATATAGCCAAGAAACTTGTTCAGGAATTGGCAACCAAATATGATGTTTCCTATAATATAAGATGTGATGATGATATTGTAGGTTATCGTTTTCAAGGAGTGCAGCTTGTTATGTCGGAAGATGGATGGAGATATGTCAAGGATTTGAAAAAGGGAGATAGTTTATTAACTTTGAAAGGGATAAAGAAGATAGTGGATATTGAAAAGATGGAAACTATCAATAAGATATGCTATTCTCTTGAAGTAAATCGGGCGCATAGTTATTTTGCTGACGGTATTTTAGTATGCGATGAGATTATTTAAAAATTTGATTATGAATATAAGAAGTTTACTTGGGTTAGAAACTGCTTCGGATAAACTTAGAAAATATAGAAGTGCTGTCCGTAAGTCTTATGAATACAAAGACAAGGGAAATGAACTTGCCAAGTCTTTCTCTGAAATGTCCGCATTGAAGTCCATGTTCATGGAGAAAGGTGAAATGGATGAAGATATGAAGGATGCAATGAACCGATATGATGATTTTATCAAGGAACAGGGGATAAAAGTATCCGATTTACGTGGCCTTGTTATAAAGAATGAGAGCGTGATGAAATCCATTTCATCCGACAAGGATCTTTCTATTGCAATCAAAGAGATTGACAAGGCGGAAAAAATGAGATACCTATATCAAAAGAAACAGATAACAAAATCTGTGTACTTTGATTTTCTGAAAAGCAAGGGTGCCGTGAAATATGCGGATGTTATTGTTCAGAAGTTCACTCCCGATGGGATAAAAATACTTATCCTTAACCGTTGTACCGATATGGGAGAGGCAACGGATGATTGGTGTATTCCCGGAGGTCATGTAGATGAAGGAGAAGAATTTAAAGTAGCTGCACGTAGAGAATTGTGGGAGGAAACGGGAATAGAGGTGGCCGCAGACCGTTTACGTGAGGTAGCCACCTATAAAAACAACGATGCGGACATTCACTATTATATGGTCACTCTTGACGAAAAGGAAGGTGTAAGCATCCTACTTGACAGCGAAGAGGAAGTTGGTTCTGCATGGATAAAACTGGATAAAATTGATAATTATAACTTTATTTTTGATATGAAAGAGAATCTGAAAAGAATTATGGGTCTTGACGATTCATGCGGTATGACAAGGATACTGAAAGCATATTCGGAAGGGTATATCAGCAAATCAGTATTTGACACCTATTGTAAGGAGCATCCTGATGAAGTTTTGAAAGCGCAGAACAAAACTTATTTTTCTCATTCAGAAAGAAAGGATCTTGCAAAGAAAGGTGAAGCGATGCCGAACGGCAAATATCCTATCAGAAACGAACAGGATTTACATGATGCCATACGTCTTGTAGGAGCATCCGACATGCCTAAATCAGAAGTAAAGGCATGGATAAGAAAACGTGCAAAGGAACTTGGTCTTACAGACAAGTTACCTGAATCATGGGGAGAGAAGAAAGAAGGAAAGGTTGAGAAGTCGGAAAACGAAACAGGTGTTGAAGAAAAAGCCATGACTACTGCCGATGCTGGGGAAATCGCTCCTGAAAGTCTTAAAGAAGAAGTTGTTGGTCCACAGGGGTCAGGTGTTGAAAACGGTGACGATAAGGTGGAGAAGGCTATTTCATTCAAGAAAAGACAGTATTCGGAGAAATATGTGGAGGTTGATGAAAAGCCGATAGAAGATGTATATGGACAAGGTTCTTTTAGTTATTCGGGGGTAAATTCCGAAAGTGCGGAAAAGTTCTTTGACATGTTGGGCATGATACAGAAAGTGTCCGGGAGATGCGCTGATTTTTCAGTCAAGGTAATCACTCCTGATAACGGTGAACAGGAATGGAAGTTTAACCATAACTGTATTTATGTAAATGGTTTGAGAAGGAACGAAGAAATAAATAAGTCCGTTGAAAACGATGTCAAAAAGGAAAATGATGATATAGAGAAATCTGAAAAGACAAAGAAAGCCGATTTTCTCTCCTATATCAATTTCTTACAGGGTATGATTACCCGTAAGGACAATCTTCATTGGACAGAAGAAGATAATTCTAAACATGTGTATCTTGATGAAGTGGGTGACTTGATGAATGACTTTAAGGATACTCTTGCCGAATCAGGACAGGCATTGTTCGGGCGATTTGATGCCAATACGGTTGAATCGGAAGAAATCGAAGAATCTGATCCGTTGAAGTTCATCAAACTGTTGTTTGAGAGAACAACCAAATTCCGTAAATCGTTGGACGGGGATGAAGATTACTTTGGTGAACTGTCATTGATTGATGATTTTCTTGTCAAGACAAAACAGTCTATATACCGATTACAATTACATTAAAACAACGGGTGCCATGGTGCGTAAATGTGCTCCATGACACTTTTTGATTGAAGTTTTTGTTTAACCAAAGAAAAATATTCATCTTTGTGTTAGTAAGTTAAGATTAAATATAATAAGACGTGTTTGACGATAACAGATTAAATTTCACACTGGAAGCCATCATTCATAAATCAAAATTCAATCCGTTGGATTATGAAAGAGGTGATGATCGCAGATATCAGAATATGATATTTGAAGGTCTTGCTTCTGACAATTCAGAGGACTTTGAAGGTGATTCTATGGAGCCGAACGGCTTTGTTCTTGACGTGTTCAAGAAGCGTGGATTGATTAATTTAGATCATCTTCCTACACGTTCCCCAATAAACAAAAGTCGCTTCTTTATAGGAGTTCCGTTGGAAGCAAAGGTTGAGAAAAATAAGTTCTATTTGAAATGTAAGTTGTGGAGCAAATCTTCCGAAGCAAGAGCATTCTACGATACAGCACTTGAAATGGAACAGTCTGAACCAAAGCGTACCCCAGGATTCTCCATTGAAGGAAAGGCGTTGGAAAGAGATAAGGATAATCCTAAACACATAATAAAAACACTGATTACCAATGTGGCTCTTACAATGAATCCAGTAAACGGTAATACGTATGCCGATATTGTTAAGGGTATGCAGAAACAGGATTTTTATATTCCTAATGGTGACTTTGTTTATGAGGATAATCTGCCTTTATTGAAAGTGGATTGCGGTAAAAATGTTATTATTGTAAACAAGAGCCTTGAATTGTCCATTGTCAATAAGAAGGAGTTCTCCAAGGATGATTTTGACAGACTTGTTTGTGCGGTCAAAAATGGGGATGTAAATAAATCCGTTCTTATGGATTACATGAAGATGGTAAGCGGAAAAACAGAATAATTTAGTTTGTATATATAAACATAATCGAAGTATGATAAACTTAGAAGAATACAAAGACAACGAAGTGTTCAAGTCACTTCAAGCTGTTTTCAGTGATGAATATATCGCTGAACAAATCGAAGCCGGAAATATCCGTATCGAAAAATCTGCAAAAGCCGGGGATAACGAATCGGAAACTAAGCAGGAAGAAAAGATCGACAAGGAGGAAAAGGCTGCTGTTGATGCTGAAAAGAAAGTGAAGGAAGATGAAAAGGACTACAAGGAAGATAAGGATTCAGAAGGCAAGGTTGAAAAAGGACTTGACGCTGATGTTCTCAAATCTTTCAGAGAAAGCCTTTCTGCTTCTATCGTTGCAGGCATGAAAGAAGGTTTTGCTGAACTGAACAAGTCAATCAATGAAAGATTTGATGCAATGGCAAAAAACACCGCTCCGGGGTTTAAGGGTGATATGGGTTTGTCTGCTATCGAAAAATCCATTGACACTGAAATGAATGAAAAAAACGGTAAGTTGGAAGTAAGTGTTACAGGACAGCGTGAGTTCTGCAAGAGTCTGTTGCAAAATCTTTACGAAAAGGCTGATGAAAACATTCAGAAGTCAATCGAAGATGATTACAAAACATACATGCTTGATTCCTATGCAAACACAGTAGGAAAGAACTTGTACAACTACGCTAAATCAAAAGGTTTTGTTTTGTGCAAATAATGGCGCAAGCTAACAGTTAGATACAAAATACAAATACATTGAATATGGAAGATTTATACAATTATAGTGGTTCATTTGACGGTTTCCAAGTAGGAAACGAAAACTCTGCCGAAATCTTGAAGGCTATGGAAGCCGGATTGAAAACAGGTATGCAGTACAACAACGAAGTTAACACAGGTGGTGGTCTGAAAGTTGAATCTTTGGATGCAGTCCTGAAAGTGTTGACTAACCGTTTGGATCAGTTGGTTTATCTGAACGAAATGCCGAAAGACAAAATCGACAACACCGTTCACGAATACAACCAATTGTCAAAATATGGTGAGGAAGTAGGTATCTTCAATGCAGAAGGTGAAACCCCCGAAGAAACCGATTCTCAATACATCAGACGTTCAATCGTTGCTAAGTTCATGGGTGTTACAGGTCAGGTTACTCATCCTGCAATGCTTGTTAAATTGGCTGGTGGCGTAAAGATGTACGCTCGTGAAGTTGAAAACAAGACTTTGTTGTTGCAAACAATGCTTGACCGCAGATTGGTTGATGCCGATTCTTCTTGTGTTCCCGAACAGTTTGACGGTATCTTCCGCCAACACATGATCGGTGTTGTAACAAAAGAAGGTGGTACAATTGAAGGTATGACTTCTGAAAACGTTTTGGATGCTTATTTCAATGACCCTGCTGTTGTTGATGCTGACGGTTCGGTATTGAATGACAAATTGGTTGAGGATGCAGCCAACGTAATCGTTAACGTATATAACGGTGAATTTGACCGTATCATCTCTAATCCGATCGTGTTCAACGACTATGTTAAACAGTTCCACGAATCAAAACGTGTTCTTGTTGGTTATCCTAACTCTGTTGTGGGTGCTACAATGGGTCAGAGCGTAAACGACATTGTTACACAGTTCGGTCGTGTGAATATTAAAAATGACCGTTTCTTCGATGAACGTAAGCCGAAACGTTTGGGCGATCGTGCTACTTCTGCAAAAGCCCCTGTTGCTCCTACTAAGACTGCTAACGCTACTGCACAGGATAATGATACGAAAACTCGTTTCACCAACCATGCAGGTAACTACCGTTACATCGTTACAGCTAAGAACCGTTACGGTGAATCTGCTCCTGTTGCTATGTCAGATGCAGCTATCGCAGTTACAGCACAGCAATCAGTTGATTTGCAGTTCGCAGCTGGAGTAGGCGGTGCATACGCAGCTACTTGTTTCGTTGTATATCGTACCGAAAAGAACGCTGTTATTGATGCCAACACCAAATACTTCCCGATTTTTGAGGTTTCAGTATCTCAATTGGCTGCCGGATATGACGGTGCTGCCGCAACCAAGGTTCGTGACCGTAACCGTATCATTGCCGGAACCAAGTCAGCATTGATTTACTACAACAACTCTGAAATCAACCAATACTTGCAGTTCGCAGATACTATGAAGATGGATTTCGCTATCACATCTCCATCTCGTAGATTTGCTATCTTGAACTACGGTACTCCTGTATTATACCAACCTGCCAAAGTTGTTCGTATCGTTAATATCGGTAAAGAAGGTTTGGCATAAGTTCAACGATTATAGGTTTTTAATTCAATAAAAGGGAGGGAGGTTACAAACTCCTTCCCTTTTTAATTTAAATAAATGATTATGGAAGAAAAAGTAAGAATTGAATCAAAGGTTTACTCTAATCAGAAATTCATGTTTGGTAATGAACTTGTGAAGTTTACAGGTCGCAAGGCGGAAGTGTCAAAGGAAACGTGGGAAGCAATGCAAGCATCGAAATACCCAGGCGTGTTCCTTGAAGGGAAGATGCCTGCTGCCAATACCAAACTTGAAATCGAACTGACTGACGATATCAAGAGATACAAACAGGAGATGGAAGCGGAAGTAAGCCGTTTGAAAAACATTATCGAAGCACAGAGCATTGAAATCGGCAAGGCAAAAAAAGAAGCCCTGGATTGGAGAAATTTGTGTGCTGAACTTCAAAAAGGAGCAAAAATGCCTGAAATCAAGGATGAAAAATCAGACAACGGAAAGGCGGATGAAAACTCTACTCCAACAGGAGGTGAAATCAGTGTGGAAGATGAATTAAGAAAGGAATTGAAGGCAATGAAAGTTGATGAATTGAAAACTGTCGCTCTTGAAACGGAAGGTATCGGACCGTCCGATATTGAGGGTAAGAAGAAGGATGAAATCATTGACTTGCTTGTAACAAAAACAACGAAATAAAATGGGAAAACTTGTGCTGTCTATTAATTACGGAAAGAATACGGGAATTGTGTATTCGGTTTCTGAACTATACGACTTGTTCCTATATGGAGTAAGCATGAAGAAAGCTGATGGTAGTACATTATCAGATGAAGCTGTCTTTGCTTTTATACGGGCAGCACAGACGGAAATGGAGAATTATTTCAATCTGAAAATAGCCAAGCAATTGATAACAGAATCGGAGGTGTTTTATGCGCTTGATTATTGGCAGTCATTTCCGATAATTCCGTTAAGCTACCCCAATACGGTAGGATTATCCCTAATAGGATTACTCAACAAGATTGAGCAGATAATCTACCCGAAAACATGGCTTTCGTATGCAAAGAAAAGTGATGGTCCAGGGGCAAGACGGTTGAGTGTCGTTCCTACGGGAGCATCCACCACACAGGCAAATGCAGATGTGATATTAACGGGAATAACATCACAGATAGGTATGCAGCGTTTTGACATGATACCCGATTATTGGGATGTACAGTACATTACGGGATTCGATCTCAAACATTTACCTTATGACCTTATGCAGATTATAGGTAAGCTGGCGGCAATACAATTCCTTGCAATCGCAGGTGACAACGTATTCCCTATTGCCGGACTTGCAGGAATGAGTTTGAGTGTGGACGGACTTTCACAATCCATACAATCCACAGCGTCAGCTACTTACAGTGCATATTCGGCACGAATAAAACAATATGGTGATGAAATCACATCATCATTGAAGAGATTGAAAATGGTATATGATTCCATTAAATTCATGCCTATTTAAAGATGAATAATTCAAAATCCATATTACAAAAACCGAATCCCAATACCGGATGGGCGAATCCTGAATTTATCAAACCAGCTTTCGATCAGGCGGTATGGGATAACGGTTATGAGGTATCTCTCGAACGTGCGGTACGCTGTCCGTGCTGCAAGGGAGGGGATGCACTCATTGATTGTCAGAACTGTTTCGGAACAGGCTATTTCTACGTGAACGCCATTTCCACCCGTGCGCTTATTACGGGAATAAACGTTACCAACCGATACATGAGATGGTCAGAGGAACTTTTGGGCACGATAGCCATTACCGTGATAGCTTCTGACAAAAACAACCTGTCATGGTATGACCGCATTACTATACACAATGAATGGTCTTATTACAGTGAGGTTCTTACAGTGCGTGAAATAGGCTCACAGAGGTTCGTATTCACGACTTATCATCCTGTCGATATATTGGGTATATATCAGTACGTAAGTTCCGTAGAACCGCTTAAAATGGTTTCTTCTGACAATTTCATAGTCAGTGACAAGAACGGGTATTGCGTATTGCTTGGTGATAACGTGGACATACAGGCAGGAGAAACATTGAGTATCTATTACAAGCACGAGCCGGAGTTTCATGTAATAGACATCCCGCATGAGATACGGTCTGATTGGGAAACGGCACAGGGAGGGAAAGACAAGATATATCTTCCTATTCAGGCAATAGGCAGACGCTCCCACCTGATAGCCATAGAAAAGCCTAATTTTGACGGTACAGGAGTACAGACAAATGAGAATATGAAATACGGAGGATAGAGAAATGACAAACATCCCGATAGACATTGACTTTACAGACCTTGTAAGTGAGTTCTCGCTTTCCGATACGGAAATTTCGAGAATAGAATCATCTATCATAGATACTGTAAGTAGTCTGTATTGGGAAAGATGGACTTCTCTAGTGAATCAAGGACTTCATGGAACACGGCCCGAATACAAGAAGGCCATGGTCCAGGACAGGGTTGCCCCCAATGAAATAGTTTTTGGACTGTATGCCGATTTTCCTCTAATGATAGAGGATGGAGCATCTCCGTTTGACATGAAGCCCGGATTCAGAAATTCTCCGAAAGTAAAGAGTAAGAAGATTGGTTCAGGATGGTACATCGATATCCCTTTCCGACATGCAACCTCACAAGCGGTTGCAGAATCGGGGGGATTCGATTCTATAATGCCATCATCCATCTATTCTAGGATAAAGAAAGAAGGCGGGCCGCTAACAAGAAATCAATTGGGGAAATATAACGTACTTGGTTCACGCAAGGAAATAAATACCCCTCAATTGAAAGTGCCCGAATATATTCATAAATCTCCCAAATATGAAGGTCTTGTCAGAGTGAAGGCTTCTTCTACTGTAACGGAAAATAGAAGTAAATATATGACATTCAGAAGGGTAAGTGATGCTTCCAGTTACGCATCATGGTTTCATTCTGGAATTGTTGCAAGAAAATTCATGGATAAGGCACTTGATATGGTGGATGTACCCTCTGTGGTTGACAAGGTTGTGGATGTTGTTTTGGACAGAATTTTAAACGGTGAATAGTTATGCTTCCTATTGTACACATAAAGAAAATGGTGGAAGCCTTGCTTGGTGTAATACGCAAGGATTCGCAACAGGACGATCAGACAAATACGTTCCTGTATAAGATATTCAATGATTCAACGGACGGTACATTCAACTTTTATGAACAGGCAAAGTCACTGTTTCTAAGAGGTGATGAAAGTCCGAGAAATGTAAAGGTAGGATATGAACTTCCCAAAGACAAGACAGGATTACCCTGTTATGTTGTAAGGGAACCCCATAAAATAAAAGGTCCGGGAAACGCAATAGGGAAGATTGTTGCCTTTTCTCCTGACGGACAGAACATAGAATACAGGGATCATCGTAGATATAACATGGAAATACTTTGTGTATCAGATAATTACCTTGAATCTGTTACAATGGGGGAAGCCCTTTACGCAGCCTTCCTAGCTTCCTACGACACATTGGCAACAATGTATGATACGATTGAGTTTTCACAGGATGAAGTGATGGTGAATACTGATTTGGTACCGTTTCCTGTGTTCATGAAAACTGTTTCTGTTGATTTGTCGGCAATGGAATTGGTAACGTCATTCTCGAATGTGGACCTGTTAAGTGACGTGATATTCTTGGATGCAGGACAGGCCGCAGCAGATATGGAGTATGGAACGGAATAATTTCCTATCTTTATAATCAGAAAGATAAAGTAATAATTATAAATATTATGGCAGTTATTTTACCAGGAACTTATGTAAGAATAGCCGGAGCGATAGGAAGCGAAGGGCCGTTCAGAGGTGCAGGGGGCGGAAGTTCTTATGGACCCGGTTCCTCTCCTAATCCGGGAATATGGAATAAGAAATACGGCACTATGAGATGTATCCTGGCAACAAAAGACGGTTACATGGTGCAGACTAACGAGAAAGCATTTGTGGTCACGAAACCAAAGAAACTTCTTGTTCCTGTTGTATTAAAGACACAGGGAAATGGTTTTGTGGAAACAAGCGATGGTTTTATGGTTGCCGTAAGACAGAAGTAAGAATATATCTGATCTAAAAATTAGAAATTATGTCAACAACAAAGAAAACAAAAGCAATGACGCAGGCAGAAGAAAAGGTGCAGCCTGTTGCAGATCCGGCAGTAGATCCATTATTGGTGGCAGAACTGCCTTATACCAATCAGGAACTGATTGACCGTTTGCAAAAAGGCACATACATGGATGTGGAAGCTGCCGGATATGGTGGTACACAACAGGAGTTCAACGAAGGTATTGCAAAACTTCTCACCCCTACTCCTGCAAACAAGATAACGGGATTCACATTGAAGGCTGTTACAAATAAGGCAAGCTATGAAGCCAATATGCCTGCCGAATATGTAGCACAATATCCTTGGAAAGATGAGGAAGCTGCCGGATATGGTTTGCCTTGGGTTATTGCTACATTTGAATCAACCGTAGCTTTGGATGAACAAAAGAAAAACCGTGTTCCTATTCAGGTATCATTTTCTCCCGAAGTTACATTGAATGAAGCTGAAATGAGCAAAGTGGGAGTTGTTCTTCCTGGAAGGAAATCACTTATCATGAAACGCGGTAACGGTGACTGGACTTCCGTTTCATTGCATAATGACCTTGGACTTGTAGAAAACTTCACGGGAGAGGTTTCAATGTATGTAATGGATTCTGACTTCAATCTGATTGTAGAGAAGATTGAAGTTCCTGCCGTTTCATTGAAATAATTTTGAAAGAAAACATTAAACGCTTAACTTTATGGCAGATAAAGTCTAAAGTTGGGCGTTTATTGAAAAAAGTTAGAATACAAACAAATTATACAACTATGGCTAGTATTTACTGGAACAATAGAAAAATCACACTCCCTGGAGCATATTCACGCATCATAAGCGGTGAATCACAGCCCCCACGGGTATCAGATTTTGGAACCGTGCTGATCATCGACACAGGTGTTTTCGGAGCAGGATTTGGCGGTGGTAGTGGTATTGACGGGCAGAATTTTCAAGGTCAAGAATCCATCTATTCATTCTCTACAATATCAGAATTTCGTGATTTTGTAAAAGGTGGGGCATGGTGGAGAATGGCGGAAAAACTGTTTTCTCCCGATCCGTCAAATTCACAGGCAAACGGTGTTTCACAGTTGATGTATGTGCGTGCCGCAAAAACTACATCAGCAACTATCACATTGACAACTACGGCAGGCGGAACATTCGCAGTCGACACACTGGACGAAGGTCTGTACCCTAACGGAAAGATGCAGGATGACAACCTTATCACAGGTTACGGGGCGAATTGTATTCCGGGCGTGGAAGATCCTACAAAATACATCGTACAGTTCTGGAGAGGAACATATACGGGTAATGCGGAAGATGGTTATCCATGGGGTGACACAGTAGCATCAGCCGCAAATCCCACACTTGTATTGCAGTCACCAGAAGTATCCACAATCAACGAACTGATTGACTGGGCACAGAACGGAAGCGACTTCGGGGAAGTGTTCACATTGAACTCCGCTTCAAAACCGCAGGGTGATGGAACAATCCAGGAAGAGGATGTTGAAAAATGGAATGCTTCAACCTACATCCTTGCAGCAGGCGGTACCGAAACATTCAACGCAGATTATTTCAATGACGTATTGGAACAAATCAAGCCGTTGGATTACAGTTTCTGTATTATTGACCAGTTTGGCACCAACGCAAATAGTTCGCTGGTTAAATCCTATATGGCGCACAACTCAACAGAAGCAAAATTCACTCACTTCCTGTTTGTAGGTGGATATGATTCCAAGGCAGACTTTGATAAGTCATGCAAGTTGGCACAAGGATTCAATAGCGATACTGTATGTCTTGTACATGGCGCGGCAGGAATGCAGTCGGCATTCGGCAACCGTTTGCGCTGGTACGGTGTAATGTACAACTTATGTGCAATCGTAGGACGTACAGCAGGAAAGGCACCTTATATCCCTGTAACAAACAAGTCAATCGGTATTGACAAGTTAATGCACTCACCCAGTGATGCAGAAGCTGAAAAGGCTATCAAGTATGGTGTATTGGTTACACGCTGGAATACATACGTAAACAAATACGTTGTATTGCAGGGCATCAATACTTTGCAGGACAACGATGTATTGTTCAACACAAGCGGACAATCCTACTCCATTCAGTTCATGCGTATTGTGGCACAGATTAACAAGGAATTGGTTATCAATTCGGAACTTGACCTGTTGGCCAATGAAAACGGTGTCAATGCAAACACATTGTCGGAAGGAGCAATCAAGAACTGGACTATCGCCTATTTACAGGCACGTGTGGCAACAACACAGCAGGATAATCTGATTCTTGGATTCCAAGATGTTGCGGCAACACGTCAGGGGGAAGCATGGTTTGTAACCTACAAGATTCGTGTAAACAACGAAATTAACAAGTTATTCTTCACAGGATACTTGATCTCGTAATTCTAAAAAGATGTAATTATGCCAAAAGCAACAGTAGGGCAGGTATTTACTGCACCACAAGCATATATCAGAATTGACAATCAGATTGCAGGTTTTGTTCGTAACCTGCAATGGCAGGAAACTGTTCAACGTGCAAACGTACAGGGATTGGGAAGTCTTATTCTTCAAGAAGTTCCGCCCGTTGGCTATCAATGTACATTTACCGTTGATCAGTATTTCATTGATTTGAATACTCCCGTAATGGAAGGTATGCTTCACAGACTTGGTTCTGTACAGGCTATCATTGACACCCTTACATTGGGAGAACTCGGTTTTGCTCTTGAAGTGTACAAGAAGAAAATCGCTCAACAGGATGCAACAACCAAGATGGTTACACAGGTTAACGAAACGGGTAAGACAATCGTAATGTTGAATCCGTGTTTTGTAAATAACCAATCGTTTTCATTGGCAGAGGGGGCTTTAGCGGGCTACAATGTTACCGGAATCTACCTTAACCCAATTTCAACGATAAATAACTCAAATGAGTAATTTAAATCATTGATAATCAAGGACTTACAGAAATTGTAAGTCCTTATTTTTTATCATAAAATATTGTGGTTATTGGTTAAAAACAGTTAATGTAATAACAATATTTGGATAAGTGATTGTTCATACTTACCTAAAATTTTCCAGTACAACAACTATCCTGTAACATTTAATACAGGGAAATCTACAATGATTAATGCCACAGAAATGGCGAAACCATTTGGTAAACGGCCAGCAAAGTGGTTGGAACTTCCATCTACAAAGACCTTTCTTTCATCACTTTGTGAAGTCCGAAAATCGGATATCACTAATTTAGTGGTAACAGCCAAAGGGAATAGTGGTTCATTTCAGCAAGGTACATGGATGCACGAAGATGTGGCTATGGAATTTGCCCGTTGGTTAAGCCCAGAATTTGCGATATGGTGTAATGACAGAATTAAGGAACTCCTATTGAACGGAAAAGTTGAAATCAACCAATCTCCTTCCTACATGATAGAAGATCCGATCGCCCGTGCCGAAGCATGGATTCAGGAACAGAAAAAGATGCAGGAAGAAAAGAAGTTGTTGCAACTTGAATCTGATATGTGGAAGAAAGATTCCAAAGAGATAACGGAGGAACTTGTATCTCATATCCCTAATCTTGAATTTGTAGAACGTGTTGCTACCCGTCAAACAAAGGGGATGTATAAGATGAAATTCATTGCCGGAATATTGAATATCCGTTTCCGTTCCAATAATTCCCTATTGGGAAGGAACAGACTATATGAACCGTTACAGGATGAAGAAATTCTTGATTCTGACCTGATGCCATACCAGGAATATATAAACTATGGGTGGTTCGTGTTGAAAATGTATTCCGACAATGGTTCACGAGAGTATGAACATTACAAGGACAAACCTATCGTATATGTAACCGACAAGGGATTGTATCGCATTCTGATGCGTATCCTAAGGAACCATTCCGAGAAGTATGTAACCGATGTAAATCCTGATAACTTCAAGACATTCTAGGGTACAATCGAATGGCAGTTGCGAAACCGACTGCCATTTCGTATATTTGTCCTATATTAATAACCTTATAATAATTGAACAAAATGGAAGAAACCAAGATTGTAAAAATCAAAGGAAAGGAATATACGGTAAAATTTCCTAATGTAGGAGAGTTCTATCGTATTGAAACCAACAAACAGGCATTAGGACGTGGTTACTACAACACCATGCTGTCAAACCGTACCAAGATGGCCCAAATGGCACTTGATGTGATTGATATTGAAGCTACGCTGACGGTAATCTGTCCGAAACTTATAGACGATATCAAGGTTCCCATAAGTGAACTTGGGTTTGCTGATTTCAAGGAATTGCGTGACATATACATGAAAGAGATATTCCCGTTCATTAAGGAGGGATTTGATCTGTTGTCATCAACAGAAAACTGATTCCTATGGCGAATACCAGGGATGAACTCAAAGATTTTGTCATCCGTTGGAACACTCGCTTTCCTTATGACAGATATGTCCGCAAGAAACATAACATAGCCTTTCTTTCGGAGGAACATAAGAGCATGTCCTTTTTCGCTTCCATGATGGAATATGAAGAGGATATGCTCTTTTCGGAATTAAGGAAAGGTGACAATGAGGACAAGAAAGTGGAATACATTCCTAATACGGGTGATTGGTTGATGTCTGACTTTGAAGCGACAGGAGGTGAGATTCAGGAAATAACCAAGAATGATATGGCGATGTTCCGTGAAGAGATATACAGGATAATGAAAGAGGAAGAGGAAGCCGCCAAAGAACAAGGAAGTAAGGAAGAAAACATAGAGAATTAACGCTATGGCAATTGAAAAGGAAATAAGAATAAAGGCAGATGGTTCCGGGCTACGGCAGTTAAGGGAGGAAGGTCTTGCCATGTACAGGGATCTGATAGGAGGTTCACAGCAGCTTTCGGAACAGCAGGAAAAGGCTCTTGAAAAATTGCGTGAACAATTGCAGGTCATTAATCAGAAGTCAAGTCTTGACAAACTGATAGGGGATATCCGTTCCAGTTATACGGGAGCAAAACGTGTACAGGTCATGCCTGACGTTTCCGATGATGTGATACAGGATTCCAGGCAGATTGCCGTAGATAACATCCGCCAGCTTGTTTCCGATATGGCGGATTCTTTTGAGGAAGAATTGAAGCGACAGACGGATGCACGCAGACAAATGGGTGGCGCAATCCCTCCTACTCCCGACCGTACAGAGGAAAAGCCGGCCCCCGGACAGCCGAAAGTCATTTACGATGATGATGGGAACGTTCAAAGTCTTGAATGGACCGTTGAACCGCCTGTTGAACAGAAACCAAAAAGAAAGAGGAAACCGAAAACGGAAGCAATCGAGTTCGATGTTGACGGGCAGCCCGTGACACCGCCACCGTCAACTCCTGTTGATACAGAAGGTGTTTCCGCAGGATTTCCGATACCACTTCCCGTGCAGGAAGTTAACCCTATTCAAGTACCTGATTATAGCGATATATTACGTGAAATAGCTGACAACGGAAAACCACGTAATAATGCCCGTACTTCTACCGATCCTGTACAGGAACAAATTGATTTTGAAAGAAAGTTGATGCCAAGACGTGCGGCAGCAGGTCTTACGGGTGACAGTAAAAAGATTGATTCCATATCAAGAACGGTTGATGATTTAAAAGATGATGATATCACACCTATTTCTTCCCAATCACAAGAGGTAACAAATGTTTCTGATACAGGGGGTGAAACCATTAGGGGTGAACGTAATGTCCGTACCGAAGTCGTTAACGAAACCAATGTAGAACGGAATGTCAACAATGCCCGTGAAACAGTTGACAATTCACATACCGAAACGAATAATTCCTCTACTATTGAGCATATAGCCGAATCAACCCGTAACATAGACAGGAACACGGAAAACATAAACGAAACTGTCCGCAATGTAAGCAGGGTGAATGAGGATATGAAGGCTGAACCCGTATCATCACCTGAATTTAATAGGACAGACGATAGTAACACGTCTTCTATCAATTCCTACGATGATAGTGGCATTATATCCTCTATTGAAAAGAACGGTGAGATAATTACAGCGGTAGGTGACAGGATGGTTGGTATGCTTCAATCCCTGTCGGAAGTCACGTCAAAGATACGCCCCGTAATACAACAGGGTAATGCGAAACTAGAATCAATCTACGGTGCCATCGTATCGCAGTCACAGAGATTGGATGATTGGCGGCAAGCTGAATTGGATGCCATAGATGATTTGGGTGACAGGATAGGTGATACCAATGTGGGGGCAGGAGTGAACGTTCCCGATGGTGATACAGGAAGTATCGGCAAATCGGTATTTAAAGGGGTACTTGGCGGAAACATAGCTTCAATGGTTGCCCAATTCGCCATTGATTCACTTAAAAACGCATGGGAGGTATTCAAACAGCGTGATATACGTAATTACGAATACGACATGCGTTCCACATGGGATAACCCTATCCAAATGACAGCCCAAAGAATGAGGGTTGAAGCACAGAATGAGGGCGATAAGGTAAGATGGATTCCTTTTGTCGGTGAATGGCTGGGAAGAAGAAAGGATGTTGAAGGAGAAGTGGCGGCAGACCGTTTTCTGACTATCATGGACAGGGTGCAGGAAATGGAGCAAAATGTTCTTGCATGGTCACAAACAACACAGGATTCCATCACGCAATCAATCAGAAGAGGATATAGTGAGGGAAGTTATGCGGCTTCAAGTCTTGGCATGACTGTTGACGAATATATGAACAGACGTGCAGGGTTGTTGCGTGCTTCGGGCGGTGTGATAGGAACGTCACAGACAGGTGATATCCAATACGGGCAACGTGAAGCGGAATCATTGATGGCCGCAGAACGCCTATATGGATTGCAGAGCGTAGACCAATTACAGGGAGTTATGCGTTTCGCATCCACCGAAGATAATATGGTACATGCTTCATCCGTTATCATACGTTCATTTGAACAGGCAATGGCGAAAGTTGCTACTCCGTTTGAACAGATAGCTTCTACCCTTGACGAACACATTCAGACCTTCACGGATATTTCCCGTGACGTATTATCCCGTACAGGCGAAACGGATGCAGCCGCAATCGCAGCCATACAGGGCATAGTACGTGAAAGGGGTTTTGTAGGAGAACAGGGTGACAGAATATCCAAGGCACTTGCAGGACAGGGCATATCACAGAACGATGTTGCACAGGCTTATTTGCAACGTGCCATCGTTGAAATGCATCCCGAAGTAAATACGCTTGCCGATGTGCGTGTTATAGCCGATGATTTGTCACGACAGCCCGAAGTCATAAGAAGGCTTCTGTCCAATTTCCAGGAACAGTTGGGAACAGGTGAGAGCGGGTACAACAAAATGCGTGAAATCCTTCCTAATATATTCACAGGCCTTAGTGATACCGATATCAAGGAACTGATGGATGAATCACGGCAGATGATACCCGAAGAGCAAAGGACAGGGCAATGGTATGACCTCAACACCCTATTTGATTCCATCATGAAACGGATGGGGGAATTGAAGGAAGCGGAACCCGGTACCATGCAATATGAACGTGAAGCCGCACAAAGGACTGTCGGACCTGTTGAACAGTTGATGGATAACTGGAAAAACAAGATCGGTGGAATGGCTACGGAAGAAACTCTTGGTTCTATAAAGGAACTCCTTGAAAAACTTTATGAAGCCGTTAAGCCGGATATAGGAACAGGTCAGGAGATTGCCAATGCGGTTGAAGATAAGGTTGGACGTTATGACAGAAATGTATATGATGGTCCAGCAACAACGAATCCGGGTGTATGGAGTTTGTCACAGGAACAGATGGATGCAGTAAGGGCGTTCTTCGGATTGAAATCTGCAATAGATGAAAATACAAAAGCCTTAAAACGTAAGAATATGGCAATGACGGGGGCTGCAATAAATAATGTTGTTGCGGCAGAAAATCAATAATTGAATTTGCTTATTACCAAAAAGAGGGAGAAAATCATTCTCCCCCTTTCTTTATAGGAACTTTCTTTCAAAATCCTGTTTCCATTGCAGTTCCTGAAAGAAATCCTCCTTAATCTTTTTCTCTGTTCTTCCAAGACAGTGAAGCATCAATATTGCAAACACAGGGGTCATAAAGATAGCGCATACTGTCCATATAAAAATATCCCTTCCTAATTTTTGTGCCAGTTTGCTTGTTTGACAAACGAAGATAATGTACACTACCACACACAATACGAACCACAGTCCGCTAAACAATACTACATTTGTATTCATACCCATAATATTTAAAAAGTTTTACATATAATTGTCATTGTCATAATCACTATCATACCAAGGATATACAGGATAACACTGAATTTTATCCCAACCCACAATCCATAGAAGCCCCACCATATAACTGAACGGTCTTTTTGCTTCTCTTTCCTGTTATTTTCAGTATCTTTGTTCATAATCGTTAGTTTAATTTGTTGGTGCAAATTTAAACTATTTCATTTAAACTTGAAATAAAATTTAAAGAATTAACATTTAATTAACATATAATCGTTATGGCAGAACAGGATAAGGAATATCTTTCCGTCATTACATCCACAAAAATAGAGGATGTTCCGGGATGGATCGAAAGTTACCAAAAGCGTGCTCCGAAAGACCAGGAAAGGAAATATACTCCTGAAAAGTTTTGGACGGAGTGGAAAGACGAGAAATTAAATAACAACAACACCAATTTAGAAGTTGTGTGGAATACCTATGACGATATAGAAAAGGTGAAATATAAGGATGCTTATGATGCAAAGGCACTTCCGTTCATAAAACCGCAGACCACCGTAATATTCAAGGGTGACGGATTTGAGCGCAGGTCATTCCCCGATTATCCTAATATGGATTCTGTGTTTGAAAATATGGACGTAAAACCTTATTATTCGGCACAATACCTTGAACTTGTGGGGGATGATAAGTTTATAAGATCACAACAGGTATTAAATTCTGATTTCGTTGAAACAGGAATGAGCCTTCTTACAATGCGTGCCAATTGTCGTGTGTACCTATATATGGTGTCACTTGACAAGGTTGTTGATATTACTCCCCTTGTAATATCATTGAATACATGGAAAACAAGAAAGACAGGTTCATTCTCCATGACGGTTGCCCCCAACTATAAATCGGTTCTTATGGATACAGGCGGTTCCATTGTGGAACAGTATGCGCAAATGTCGGGAGGAAAATATCAGACCAAGAGTTTCCTTGAAAAATTCGTGCAGTACAATGATACGGTGTTTATCAAGTTTGAAACATTGGAACTTGAAGAATGGGAGGATTTGCAATCAACAGAGGAAATGGATCTTGTCATACAGAATAACAAGCCCGGAGAACTGTACTGGGATATGATAGGGTTCGTGGACAACTGTCAGGTATCTTATGATGGACTTGACAACATTACGTCCATAGAGATAACAGGAAGGGATATGTCGAAATTCTTTGATGAAGATGGCGATTGGTTCCTACCGTTACAGACAGTTTCCAAGGCACTTAATTACAGCTATAATGCCGAAAGTACACAGCAGAGGAATCCTATAACAGGGGAATACGACTTCCTGTGGAAACTTGACTTCAAGAAAATGAAGGAATGCGTATGGTGGATAATAAACGTAATGTCACATGTAAGAGCAACAAGGGGAACTATATTCGATAATTTTCCTGACAAACGTTCAAGTGATGAATCAGTGCCGGGACAAAAAACAGACAGTCCGAAGGGCGTATGGCAGATATTGAAAGTCTACATAGATTCGGAACTTGACAATCTTACGCTTTGTGATCGTGGCATAGCCAATCCGGGAGGAACAATGACCGAATATATGGACAAGGTGTGTCAGTTCCCGTTTGTGGAATATTTCTTTGATACCTATATCAATGACATAAACCTTGTTGTACGTAGACCGCCTGTTACGAAAGCTGCAATAGAGGAAGTGTTCAGTAGCAATACATACGTTACCATAGACGCTTCAAACATCATTTCACAGTCACTTTCCTATGATGATAGATTCTATTCATGGTATCAGATAGATATAGGAAACTCATGGCTGGGTTCAGACCAGGGTACGGTACGTACATTCATTCCTATTGTGTCAATTCCCGAATTTGCGGAGATGTGGGGTATGCGACAGTTAAGAATGACAGATATTTATTTGCAGGTTACGGATGCCCATGGCCCGGATGCGGTTCCTATCATAAGCAATTTCCAGCTTGCATGCCTGACAGACCTTGTATTCCTTATTGAATCCAATATGTATCTTCCGTTCACAAGAAGGGGTACGATAACCATTGTAGGTGACAGACGGATAAAGGTAGGTACATTTGTGAAGTCGGAATTTTCCAATGAGTTCTTTTACGTAACGGGTGTTACGCAAAACCTGCAATTCTCCACTGACGGAATACAGAGAACAACAACGTTGAATGTGGAAAGAGGAATGTACGTTCCTATTCTTGAAGGAAGTTCGCTTTCTGACGTGAACAAGAAACGTACCGATAATTCCAACGGTTTAAGTGGGGTAAAATCCTATTTCGATATAGTTGACCTCAAACCGTTACGTGATATGGTACAGGAAGTGAAGCAGAAGAAAGAGGAAGCCAAAACAATTGCATCATGGAAAAATGAAATACACGTCAAACAGGATGTATTCGATTTCTTCGTGCAACGCAAAATGTTTGGTGAATAACAGGCGATTCCTTATTTTTGTGATAAAAGGAGAATATAAATGAATAACAGAGGAAAATACAGGGCACTGGCAAATTCGCTTGACGGGATGAATATAGGATATATAACCATCCCGTCAGGATGTGAACGCAAGGATTTCATCGATACTTGCATGAGAAGGTGTAAGGTGATGGTGTACTTTGACGGTGGCGTGTTCAAACAGGATGTTCCTATTACACGTGAAGCATTGAACAACATTACGTTTCCTGATACTCCGGGAGAATTGGGAAGTCCTGTGGTGGTTATGTCGAACAGATACACCAACGCTTCCATTGTTACAGGAACGCTTGTGAATGAAACGGAAACGCCTTCCGGGTATGAGAATACGATCCAGTTCAGAAAGATTGTCAATGGTGTTTCCTGTGCTGTTACGATTGATCCAACAAACAATCATATAAGCCTTGATGTTCAGAGCAAGGATGAGGTGTCAGTGGATGTGAACGCAACAGGAAGTGAATCTGCAAAAATCAACCTCTATTCCACGGGTAGCGTGAACGTAAAGGGATGCAAGAAGATAGAATCAACCTCCTATAAGGAGCATATAGAGAATCTGAAAAACCCCAAACTGCCAAAGGAAAAGTTGGATGATGAGGTGTATGAGATAAAACATGACCTTGAACAACTTTCCTATAAGCAGATATATGGCGATGATAAGATAACAAACTCAATCTTGTTCAACAAGGATAAGTTTGAACTTATACAGAATACCAGCAAACAGACCGTCACCATTACGGATGATAAGTTTGAAATGACATTTGGTGAGAACAATGATTTTATCCGAATGACAAAGGATAAGATTGAAATAATGTCGGGAAAGTTGGTTGAAATAAACGGAGGAAAGAATAGAGGGGTGCTTAATATTGCACAGTTTGAATCATTCATACAAGCGGTGGCAAAAGACCTTCTTGCAGCCATGTCCGGCTCACAGGTATCATCATGGATGGCCAGTGAAATGCCCAAGATGGAAGATAAGAATTTTACACATTGATGTTATGGGAAGTCTAGGAATATCAAAGGAAATGATTGTCCGTGCCAAATTCAAGGATTATATAGCCACATTGGGTGACAAGGCGGATGATTTTGTAAAGGGAATGGTGGATGCGGCCGGAGATGCGCTTCAAGCAAAGATAGATGAAGCGGACCAACTGTATGATTCGATAAAATCCTCTGTTGAAAACATAGCTTCTACTATCGGAGGTTCGGCAGCGAAGGCGGTTGCGTCAATGGAAACCGTGAACACATCCGTATCAACAACGGTTACGGGTACTGCTGGACCATATCCCGTAACAGGAGCGGGATCGGGAGCAGGAACAGGGGCAACCACTTCCACCAATGGAGCGAAAGCATCTTTGAGTGGTACGGTTGATGGGATGAACAGTGCAATAACTATGACACAATCCTCTGTAAAACAGCTTTCGGGCCTTGTTACACAAATGAGTATGCAGGATGTGGCAGGAGGTCTTGTTTCAGGACTTGATTCGGTTTTAAGTGGTGCAAGTTCCGCATTGCAGGCAGCAAAAGCACTTCTAGGATGATATTTTAATGAGAATAAACAATGGCAAGTAGTATTGTAAATACAATAGTCAATACAGCGATAGAAACCGCAAAAACGGCCGGAAAATCGCTTCTTGCGTCAAAGTTCCCTACGGATTTTGAGGTGTATCTTTGCGCGCTTGAACTGACTGATGATAAGGGTAATACGATAGACTATTTCACCTTCCCCATACAACCCGATTCCATTTCGGTAACGGAAAGCAAGAATACGACAGTGCAACAAACGGCAGGAGGTCTTTCAGTGTTATCCTCTACTGCCTTTGTTCCCAAAAACATAACCATAAGAGGAAATTTCGGCAGGCAGTTCAAGATTATGTTGCAGACAGGTGTGACCATATCGGGTTCTGCATTTTCCATATCAGCCGGGAAACGTGCCCTCTATCAGTTAATGGGGAAATCCAATGGATTGAAAACTGTTTCGATAGACCCTTCTGGAACAGTGAAAAACGGGTTCGGGTGTATCAAGATAATGCAGTCTATCATAGACAAGAGTAATGGAGTGAGTGATCAGACAGGAAAACCGTTCAGACTGTATTTCTACAATCTTGCATTAGGGGAATCCTACATGTGTATCGCACCGCCCAACTGCCTTAACTTTTCCCAAAGCATGAATAGCAACATGATATGGAACTATCAGTTAAGCCTTATGGGGGTCGCTCCATTGGAAGCCGTGCAGGGTGCACAGAACAAGACGAAGAAGGCATTATCTTCGGGTTCGATACAGAAGGCAGTATATGATATTGCCAACGTGATAAGAAATAAACTGTAATGATATGACAGATACCACCGCATATAACAGATTCAAACAGGCCACGGGATATGATATAAAGGATTTTTTTGAGGAATTTGTGAATTTCTCGAATACATACTATGCTTCCATCGTTACCTATTACCAAGGAGGGGAGATGGTTCCCGAAGCCTTTTCGCGACTTGACGATATGGAAAGGAAAGTCAAGATTATCGAGCCGTTGTTTTCTCTGAACAAGACGGTTCTTGACGATATATCCATGTGGGATATTCTTGACGATTTTACAGAGGTACAGACAAAGATATGGACCATCAAAAATTCTGCAAGATGGTTACGTTCTGCCGAAGTTGACAATACCAACTCGATACAGATAACCACACGCCTGTCACCTAATCAGACATTTGAGGATATGTCCTATAAACGTGGTGACGGCAATCCCGAAGATGATTGGTTGAATATCGTAACACGCCAATATATCATAGAGGAAGATTATACCCCCGAAAACGGTTCCAAGAATACGTTCCACGTCAATTTCAAAAACTCCGGCACAAATTCCGTTGACAGTGTGATAGACACATTGTCGGGTAAGAATGTGTTGGGGAAAGATGTTACAACGGATTTTTCCATTGATAACAATGACCTTAGAACAATACGGGAAGAGCCTTGTATGGTGCAGGCACTTGATATCATATCCACTGCAATGAAGGGTTGTATCCCCGAATTTCCCGAATACGGCCTTCCTAATGAGTTTGTGGGAACAACGCTCAATGCCATACAGTATGCTTCACTCTACAAACATCTTCTGAATATGTTTCAACGTGACAGTAGATGGGTATCCGTGGAACTTCTGAATCTTAAATCGGAAAATGATGCTGTGTTCCTAGAAGTAAAGGCAACCTCTGTCGGCAATCAGGAATTTGTACAGAAAATAAAAATATAACTTGAATTAAAAATATAATCGTAGTAAGAAATGATTACAAAAGTAAACAACGGTATTTCTACTCTTAAAAACCTCTTTTTAGAGGTATTGATTGATCAGACATCGAAGATAAGCAATGTTGCTGACGGTTCAGTGGTCAACGCCATTGCATTTGGTGTAGGTAAGGTGGCACAGAAGGCAATCAAGGATATTGCCATTGTGGAAGCACAGTTATTCCCCGAATATGCCACAGGTGATTATCTTGACAAGTCGGCAGCTTTGTTTGGTGTAAGCCCAAGAAAGAATGCTCTTGGTTCGTCCACGTATGTACGTGTATATGCCGAACCGGGAACAAAGTATGCTGTTGGTTCTACTTTTATCAGTAAATCGGGTGTACGTTTTGAAACGGATGAAGCACTTACCGTAAATGAATCGGGTTACGGATATGTTCATGTACGAAGTACCATTACAGGACTTGCATCCAATGTGGAAGCAAACAGCATTGTCCAGATTTCCCCACGCCCTTTAGGACACATTGAATGCACGAACGAATATTATGCTATTGGCGGACGTGATTATGAGGATGATGAAACGTTCCGTAAACGTATCAGAAATAACGGTAACAGATATTCCCAAGGCACGATGGAATATTGGACACAGATATTCCAGGAAGCTGATGATAGGGTTTTGAAGGTGATGAATGTCGGCCTTGGAGAGGACGGTAATACCTATATCTACCTTGTTACACAAAACGGTGTATTGTTTACGGAAGATGAATTGGGTGTGCTTCTTGAAAAAGTGAAGTCAAAATTCTCCATTTCCGAAATTGACCTGAACGGAGATGTAATCGGAATACGTCTACGCAATGCCAAATGGATGATTGTAGGAGGTGAAACAGGTATAGACTTCCGTGTGGAACTTAGTTCGGAATATCAGACAGCCGAAGTAAGACGAAATGTTCAAGTGGCATTGACCAAATATCTTGACTTCCGTTTTTGGGATGCAGGAAAGACGGTTCAGTGGGATGATTTGCTCTCTGTTGTGAAAAATGCGGAAGGTGTGAAATATGTTCCCGATGAATACTTCAATCCAAGATATGATATGGAGGTTCCAATCAATCAGCTTCCAAGAATACAGGGATTCAGAATGAGGGATTTACAGGGTAATATCCTGTATGATTCAAACCAAACACTTTCGTCCTATTTCTATCCTGCAAGTGAGGGGGATAAGATTGTGTCACAGATAGGAACAGGCATTACCTATCTTGCATCATTTAAGGTTGTAAATACAAGAAACAATCCTGTTCCTGATGCAACAATCTCTATCGGAAACTCTGTTATCACAACTGACAGTAAGGGTACGGCAAACATTCTTCTTGAAAACGGAGAATACAATTATACGCTTACCAAGATGAATTGGGTGGCACGTACAGGACAGTTCGTTATTCTGAATCAGCCCGTATATATCACAATCAATGATTTCTACGCTATCCCCTACAATGTAACGTTCAAGGTGATTACAGGTCTTAATCCTGTTGAGAACGCACTCATTACAATCAACGGTGAGGAACACACCACAGGGCCGGATGGTACGGCTGTCGTGTCATTGGAACCGGGTAGTTATGCCTATACGATAGAAAAAGTTAACTATCAGACCATTACAAACGGATTGAGCGTGCTTAATCAGGATATTCTGATTGAAGAGGAAATGTTTGTGGAAACGATGAAGGTAAATTTTGCCGCAATAGACAGAATGAATCAGATATTTGTTCCCGATGCAGTCATTTCTGTCCGTAACATGACCACCAAGACAGACCTTGAAGGACAGGCTTCCATGCCGTTACGGATAGGAAGTTATGAACTTGATGCGGTCCGTGACGGTTACTTATCTTTCCACAGAGAATTTGATGTCGATGCACGCATAGACAATTGTGTGCTCCTTGAAATGGAAAGCGCACCCTATCAGATAACATTCACTGTCATTGATATTGAAACGAACAAGGTCATTCCCAACGCTTCATTGCAAGTCAACAATCAAACCTATCTGACGGATGAATCGGGTCAGACAATCGTTTCCCTTGTATCGGGAACATGGGATTTTGTCGTGTTCAAATCCGGCTATCTGAAATACAACGGTACTGTTGTTGTGGATGGAGCAAGCAAATCGGTTCTTGTACAACTTAGTGTTGCATATTACAACTATTATCTTGTATTCCGTGATATTGATACAGGAGATTACTTGCAGGGTGTACAGGTAACTATCCGTGGAAAGATATACATTTCTGATGTGAACGGGCAGATTGTCGCAACACTTCCTAACGGTTCATACGATTATATTGCAAGAAGGGCGAATTACAAGGACAAGTTAGGTACCATCACCGTACAGGACCAGGACGATAAGGAAATCGTCTATATGGAGGTACGTGACAGTATCAATACGATTACCGTACTTGACTACCTTTCAAACAATCCGATAGAGGGTGCAAGTGTGAAGGTGTATAACAAGGGTACGGGTGAAATGATTCAGGAATTGTTCTCCCTGTCAAACGGTGTATGCCAGTTCTCGGCACATTCGGGAGAATACTATCTGATTGCAAGTCACCCCGATTATATTGATACCCCGCAGCTTGACTTCACTCTTGAACGTCTGAAAGACATGACAATGAATGTTCTTATGGACAGACGTACAAAGACCTCTATCTTTGAAATAGATGAAATTATCCCGAAAACATCATCATCTCTTGATTCTGATGAGGAAGCTGCAACGGCCAATCCTATTACCAATGGTATAAGTATCAAGGTAACAGGTCTGCAATGGGTGTCAACCAACAAGTTTGAAACTGTTACCCAGACCTATGCAATCAGTGCAAACGGACAGGTGACAGTTGACATTCTTCCTCTTGTCGAATACACGATAGAGTTTGTTGACAAAGGATTCTATAATCATGATTCAACCAAGCATTCATGGAAAATGGATGTTGCAACAGACTTTTTCAGATGGACCGTAACCTGTATTAAAACATTGACTTTCAATGTGTTACAGAAAAACTCAAACCTTCCTATCGAAGTAGAGAACGGCCCGGAGGAATATCCCGAAATTGCCGTTACAGGACAATCACGTCCTCAAAGAATACGGGTGGATGCACTAGGGGCATCCACATTCTATGTTTCTCCCGGAACATTTGATACGGTCACAACACAGGTAGACCACATAACACAGAATAACGAACTTACATTTACAACACCTCCTACTGTCGCCAAGACAATCTATCTTGACTATCCCGAATTGATATGGAAGATGGATATTGACGCAGATTTCCCTGTATCAACCAAGGCAGTAGGATTGATTGTAGACATTCACAGACAGCTTGCTCCTGAATATGTGTTCACAGGTGTTACAGATACGGACGGACAGTTTGAATCGGACGGTAAACCCGAAATGTATCCCCTGGCACCCGGATATTATGTTTATGAATGGGGTTCGGATGATAACGATTCTGACTGGAAGCCTAATACCGAACGTATCTATTTCCCTGTCGGACATCAGAAACCGACTGAATTTATCACAGATATTGCATTAAGAAAAGTTACCGAAAACAAGGGATGGACATTGACACGAAGATATACTGTACAGGATGGTATTGCTCCACAGGTAGAATCCCCGCTTCCTGCAAACATACCGTTTGATATTTATGCGAACAACCAATTGCTCCTATCCGATCAAAAAGTGAATGCACAGGGCTTGATTTCATTCGACACGTTCGCAGGGATAAGATACAAGTTCCAGTTCAAGGAGAACTACAACATATTCTATGCCGAAATAGCGCATGTAGTCCTTCCTAGTGAATTGACAGGAGGAAATTTGCAAATGGTGACAACACCGCTTGTATCGCATGCCATAACATACAACAACGTGATATACCCGTCACAGACCATCAGTACGGTACAGAATCTGACAGTGGAACTTGACACATCCAACACTGCACTCAAACAATCGGCAGCAACGGCAACGCTTCCCAAAAATATCTGGCTTTCTCCCAATGAAATGCGTCTGACGGGTGAACTGAAATACTTTACCAATACTCCCAACGTGTTCAACCCGTATGATCATATAGGAGAAGAAGATGTGGAAAGGATAAAATTGGATTTCACGGCCAAGCAATATAACATTCCTGTGAAACTTACGGAATCAATTACAGGAGGTATTGCGGCAAACTGTCCCATAACTATTGTTTCCAAATGGAATCCCAGCATCAAATATACGGCAACAACGGGCAGCAATGGTACCGTAACCATTCCTAATGTATATTACGGAGATTATACCTATACACTTGGCGGGAATGCCGTATATGAGCAGAAAACAGGTGAGGTATCATTTCCAGTGAACGGTGTGGAATCACCTCTTGCGACATGGACAAACTCGGTAACATACAATACGGGCGATGTGACTGTCAATATGAAATGGCAGTACAGGGAAGGACTTGTTGTCAACCTTAACGGAGGTTCGTTCTCGTTCCAGCAGGGAGGTGATGAAGCAAAGACATTTACAACCGATACAAGCGGAAATGCCACCATCAGTGTCGTTATCGGATTGCCCGTCAGCTTCACGTACAAGAACAACAATAACCTTATCGCCACCAATGCTACTTTCTCCCATACATTCGATGCAGTAGGTGAATCCTATTCATATACCCTTATATCCAAGGTGTACACGCAGAAGATTGTTGTAACGGAAAAGAATACGGGTGACAAGGCAGACGATTGTCGTATCATTCTCACACACCAGCTTAATTCATCCATCAAGTTCGATGTACGTACAGGAACGGACGGCACTGTCACCATACAGAATGTTCCTTCCGGGCCTTACAACTGGACGGCAGGTGAGGATGTTACGTATGACAGTATATCGGGTACGGCAACAATTCCTATTGGTGGCGGAGCGACATCCAATGACCTCAACATACAGGTTGTATATAACACAGGGCAGGTGTCACTGGAAATATGGACAAAAATCCCGGGATTCGGTGATCAGACAAACGGTAAGATACATTCAGGACTTGCCGTTACTGTCACACAAGCAGGGAAACAGCTTTTTTCCGGCGTGACCAACGAACAGGGAAAGGTGTTCTTCACCGCATCACTGGAGGTTCCTGTCACATTTGAACTTCCCGATTCGGCAGGAATATGGACAGGAAGCATCCCTGCACACACCTATCATGCAATAGGAGAGAATTACAAGGTTCTTCTTACAAGAAAGACAGGTACGGCCACCATAACCGTAAACAACTCCACAACGGGCGGAAAGGCGGCTTCCTGTCCTACAAGCATGTCACAGATATTGAATGGTGTTACCGTATCATTTTCAGGAACAACAGACGCTTCGGGAGTATGGACCGTACCTAACGTTCCTGTTTCAGGTGGTAATTATGTGGTCAAGGCAGGAGGAAACAATATATTTACTTCCGCTTCGGGTAATATGCCAAGTAGAACTACTTCCATGTCAATTACCCTTTCGGTTGCATACCAGCAGGCGACATTCAACGTTACGGTTCGTGAGATTGTTCCGGGATTCGGTGATCAGACAAACGGGCAGTTACTTGGAAGTCTAGGTTTATTCAATGTCACACAAAGTGGTGCAACCAAGCAATATACGTCAAACGGAAATGGTGTATTAGCCATACAGGGATATGTAGGACTTGCGTTCTCCATACAGATACCCTATTCGGGTAACTATTCCAACGGTACACAGTCATGGACACCTGCAAATACAGGTTCTTCCACCACATTGAAGTTTACGATAAGCAAGAGGGTACGTCTTACGTTCACCAACAGCATATTCGATCAGAATGTTACAGGCGTTGCGGTATCGGCAACAGGCGCAACCGCCACACAGACATATAACAGTAGCGGTAACAATTATGTGGATGTATATGTAGGAGCAAGACAGATTTCCGCAACCGCATCACGTGCCGATTACAACAATAAGGCAACAACCATATCCCAAACATCGGGAAATCTTGGTGTTGCAATGGAACCCGTCAAATACAACGTGACAATAACCGTCAAGGACGGTACATGGACGGATTGGGTTCAGAGTATAAACGGTGCGACAGTAAAACTGACTTCGACAAGAAAGAACACCGTCACCTATACGGGAACGACAAACGCGAGCGGACAGGTTGTGCTGAACGTCTACAAGACATCTCCTTATACGGTAAATACATCAGCCACCAATTTCACGGCTACAAGCGGATCACTAGGAGAAAATGCGACAGCACTCACAATCAACATGAAGCGTGTATCGTTTAACAAGACAGTTACCGTACAGGTAGGAGGGAAGAACATTACGAACACGGCCGTAGAAATGATGTGTTGTGAAAACCATAAGATATTGTTCAACAGTAATACAAACGGTTCAGCACAGTTCACAGCCACCTATTATCAGGGATTACATTACATAAGCCGCATAAAACCGTGGTCAACAGCTTTCACTGCGGGAGGAATCACTTCCCAAAATTATCAGGAAATACGGTTCACCATACAGAACGGATGGAACAACGGTTCGGCAATAAATACCGTATGGTGGAACGGAACACAGATATTCCGCCATACTCCGGGTGAAATCACATCGGGAAACCGACTTATCTGTACGGTAAGGGTGAAGGTGTCGGACAGTACAACCATCTATTATGAAACACGTGACACGGCCACATGGGTGAACTGGATAAAGGAGAACCTTACGACAGGCGGCTATATCGCAATCGTCCATACCGTATGTTACAAGACGCAGGGATTCGCCCTGAACGCTTCGGAAGCGAACAGCATTGTCAATATGGGTAATTTCGGACAGTGCTCTATTCCGGGATGGTGGACACTGGGAGGAAGATATGTGTTCGTCCTTACCAATTCCCCTTCCGGCAGCGGACAGAACACGGGATGGATGAATCTTGACCTGACAAACAACACGGTAGGAACATACATAAGAAAGGGTTCCGTATCACCGTTCACCGAAAACAACAATACGGGCGTATGGGGTTACAATCCTACCACATCCGACACGGCAGCTTATACATGGAACATCAATCCCGGATCGATAAATGCTAACGGTGGAACATACCCGTACAACCATTTGAAGTGCATTGACGGTTTCAACAGCGGCATCCTTTCGGGTGCGACAGGAGTTGTCACATACTCCATGGGATACCAGACACAGACCACAAGTTCATTGGCGGACAACGGTGAGTGCTGGGGCAAGATGCTTCCCGGAAACGTGTCATGGTCTGTTTCCAAGTCGGGTTATCTGTCCGCTTCCAAGGGTGCTGTCGGATTGTGGACATCACGTTATCAGGAAATAACGCTTGCCAGACAGGGTATGTTTGTGAAAATGACATTCCGTGACACGGCACAGAACGCGACAGCCCCTGCGGGCGTTGCCGTTCAGATAACGGGTACGGACGAGAACGGTGCGTCAATAGGAACCATAAATCTTACAACAGACGCTTCGGGTTCGGCCATCTACAATGCGAAACGATTGAAGCAAGGATCGACCGTAACATGGAAATTCAATTACAATTATGCGACCATGGGATGGTTCGATTCGACAGGCAGCTTCACCTTACCTACAAGCATCCCCTCCGGCGGTACATACGCTGTCACCCTCTCCGTAGACCGCATCGGTGACGGAACACCCTGGGTGGAGGAGAGGGGGTTTAAAACCAGCAGCATCTGGAATACTGGTCTTTCATCTTTGAGTGAGAGTACATCCGTTTACCCCGTCCAGGACATATACAGGCGAAATATATGTGCGATCGGGCCTGCTCCCTTCGAAACACAGGCATCAGCCGCCTACAATCCTACTCCATGCCTTATTTTCGCCTATCTGATGATATCAAAATTCGGTTCGGGAAGTTCTTCCAGATGGTCTTGCGTTCTATATGGATTGTCTGCACAGCTTGCTTTTGATCCAAACATATTCACCCTTTATTATAATCCGACAGGTTTCATAATAACTCGTCCGCAGGTGATAGTGGCAGGGAATAGTGTGAACATGATGTGTTCATGGAATCTGACCACCTTCATATATACAGCCGTTTCCTATGGTGACAATACATCATATTCCTTTACCAGCACTTTTGGATTTTTTACATATTACCATACCAATCCGTCCTATTTTATTTTTGCAACATATGATGATACTATTACCATGCAAGGTGACATCGACCATACTGCATGGCCTGCATACCATGCAGGAGTAATATACCGAAACTTTTTTACCACAATCGGTACAAGTCGTAGCAATTATATGCTTGCCTATGAATATTATTTCATAGCGGAATATAACAGTAATATGTTTGGTAGATTTTATGTTGCCTACGGTAGTTTCCAAAGTATGAGGTATAACGACACTGGTAGCGATAGCCCCATCGTCGCTTCAAGTAATGTGTACAGGTTTGGAAAGGCTCTGACATCATCATACAAATTTTACATGTCACCATGTAATTATTTCACCAACACATCCCTTTTCATAGCGGAAGCCATCATGTATAATGGAAAGGATTATTCGTTTCTGGAAAGCGTAATCAGAAACAGGGATATGTTCCAGTCGGTCATATTCTACAATATACTAAAGACACAGACTGTATCCGGGATGTACATCCATCAGTATTTTTTCGACAATTTATTCGGTGTTTATTTTACATACACAAAACCCGTATCGGGAATTACGGGAAGCGGAGCGAATGCCCTGTTAGGATTGCAGTTGTGTCATCCGTTTCAGCCGGATAATACCATGACAACCCTGAATCAGTACATCACATCGGATTGCAACGATTACATAGAGTATTATAATACGGGAACACTGGTAAGCGGAAACGTGTACAACAATTATATATTTGCACACAACTTCACAGGCAACAAACCGAACTTCTACCTGTTCCTTACCCTTACCGAATTCAAGAAGGATGTGTATATCAACAATTACTCGGGATGGCAGATAGGAAGCATGGATGTGACCGATCTGTCGTCACAGTCACCATGGAACACCCTTCTATCGGGTTACGGGAATTTCAAATCCGTATGGAGGGTTCAGGCAAACAGCGATTTCTCGAAAATCCTGATCTACATGATAAACCTTAACAATTCACAAAGGATTGGATTGGCAAATAATCCGGAAGGTGGAGAAATTATCATGCACTCATCATCCAATTACTGTACCCTTGACGGAATAATAGCCGTACAAAAGGTTTCAGGTGGATCATATAAGGTAGTGAACAACCTCAATCTGATAGGATGGACGGATGCAATGAGGGACAAGATCATAGGGAAACCTGTTGCCTGCATGGGATTCACATCACGAAGGCCTGCTTCCTTTGTTTCCGTAAGCAACCCCAATGGGGATGTGGATTCAAGTAAAATCGTAGACGATGATGAAAAGAAAAGAATTGTAGAACAGTTCAGCGTACCCGAAAAGCATGCCGTTGTCATTAACCATACACTATCCGTTGTAAACAACATGTATCTGAAACAGAATGCTATAAACAGGGATTCGGGTGTCGATCTAATGACAGAGTTCATCATAAAGTTTTAGGAAGGATTGTAACCCTATCGGTTTTTAGGTTTTCCGATAGGGTGTTATAAAATACCCAACAAATGTTAAATCTTTAAATTTTGGATAATGTTTATTTGTAATCTTAAAATAAAACTTTATATTTGCACCATAAAACTTTAAATAATTTAAATATGGATACAGTAAATATAAGTGTTTTGGCTGGCCACGTGAATGTTGTATCTGCTATTCACGACAGACTTTATGTATGTATAAATGCCGATAAGAACGATCTGGTAAATCAACTACTCACAAGTCTTTGGTCTGAGGGCTTGAAAAGCCCAGGTTGATTAGACTAGCGTTAGGAGAGAATATATAGTTACCAAGGGGTATTTGCTCAAGCCCCTTGCTCTAAGGTCAGTGATTAAATAATTCTGTGGGGTAGGAATAGTGTTACTGACGGGAAACCTCTCCATAACATTGTCGATGAGCATTTAACGGAAAAATCCGACTTATAGTAAATTAAAAAACGAATGGTTTACGTAATTAACAAACAAGGACAAGCACTTATGCCAACCGAAAGGTTTGGTAAGGTTAGAAGGCTGTTAAAAAACAGTCTAGCCCATGTTGTGTGCCGTATTCCGTTCATAATTCAATTGGATTATGACACAACAGATTATACACAGCCCGTAAGTTTGGGTGTAGATGCTGGTAGCAAGCATATCGGCATTTCAGCAACAACAAGTGAGAAGGAAATGTATGCAGCAGATGTGGAATTGAGAAACGATATTGTGGATAAGTTATCTACTCGTAGGGAACAAAGAAGAACCCGTAGGAGTAGGCTTCGTTATCGCAAGGCTCGTTTCAATAACAGGGTATCTTCCAAGCGTAAGGGTTGGCTAGCACCATCTGTTGAAAACAAAATCCAAACTCATTTGACTGTTGTAGAGAAAATACATAAGTTCCTACCGATAACTAATATCGTAGTTGAAACGGCTTCCTTTGATATACAGAAGATTAATAATCCAAGTATATCTGGCGTTGAATACCAACAAGGAGAACAGCTTGATTTCTTCAATGTGCGTGAATACGTATTGTTTAGAGATAATCATACTTGCCAACATTGTAAGGGTAAGAGTAAGGATAAAGTATTGAATGTGCATCACATAGAGAGCAGAAAGACTGGAGGTGATAGTCCAAATAACTTGATTACCCTTTGTGAAACTTGCCATAAGGCATATCATAGAGGTGAGTTTAAATTAAATATAAAGCGTGGAAAGTCATTTAGAGATTCCGCCTTTATGGGGATTATGCGATGGAGTTTCTATGATAGACTAAAGAATATCTATCCTAATGTAAGTATGACTTTTGGTTATATTACGAAGAATACCCGTATCACTAACGATCTTCCTAAAGAGCATTATGTGGATGCAAGGTGTATCAGTGGTAATCCTACTGCTAAACCTCTTGGATATTATTTCTATCAGAAGAAGGTGCGTTGTCAAAACAGACAAATACACAAAGCTAATTTCTTAAAAGGTGGTAGAAAGAAACTCAATCAAGCACCATTCTTAGTGAAAGGATTTAGGTTGTTTGATTTGGTTGAATATCAAAAGGATTTGTATTACATATTTGGAAGAAGAGATAGTGGTTTCTTTGATATTAGGAAATTGGATGGTACAAAAGTGAATAAAGGTTCTATCAATTGCAAGTATTTGCGGTTGGTAGATAAAAGAAAAAGTATATTAATTGAAAAGAGAATGCAAGTAAATTTATTAACACTACGATAGAACTAGTAAAGGAGTAATTGTTATGGCAAAAATAATAAATTTAGGTGCACATTATAGTGAGTGCGTACACTATCAGGGTATTCGTCCGTTTATGTATTGCATGGCTTTGCAGAAGAGAATAACAGCTAGGAAAACGCCTAAGTATTGTAAGCACTATAAAAAGAATAAAATATGACTAAGAAGATTGCTGTTGTAGGTTCAATGATAAATTCATCCGAATACCTTCTATTCGAAAATTTGGAAACAGGATATTCCCTTGAACGTTATGATTCTGTTGAGGAAGCTAGAAACAGTGATTGTGATGCTGTTATAGTAACGGATAAGGATAAGATTGATAATGAAGAAACGTCTATTCTATATTACAATGAGCCTGTTGTTGAAGGTTTTGATATGATTTCATTTGATTCACCTAAAACGAAATGCCGTATCAAGGACGATAGGTGTGTCAGAAAGCAGATTGCGAAACGTAGAAAAAGAAACAAGAATCCTAAAACACATAGAAAAAGATGAATACATTTTACGGAATCAGCTTTGCAATATACTTTATACTTATTACCCTTGTATTGACCACATTCATATATGGCTTAAAAAGGGGTAAATATAAGTTTTGGAAGTGGGTGATTATAACATTATCTTACTTCATATTTGTTATTATTTACACAATTTTATGCTTACGATAATGGAAAAGGTAGAAGTAGGAACCCTTGACATAGACGAACTGTTTGAACACAGGGGAGTAATATACGAAGTTTT